CCATCAAGGTCAGGGAGACAGAAATGCTCCCGTCACAGGCCGGATATACGAGTGCAAGTGTTTCAGCCAAACCAGATCAAAAAAATCTCACGCAAAGTGGAGGAGTCCATATACGTTCATACAGACATCGCAGCAAGGAGACCCAAATGGCAGCTACCAACATCACAACGCAGACCGAACAGAATTACGACCGCTTCATCACCGAACTGACCGCGCTCACCCGCAAATACGGTGTGGCGATCCAGTCGGTCGGTGGGGTTTACCTGGCTGATGAGCGAGGTGAATTTGACAAGCTCACTTACACAGCCGACATCAGCAGTGGCGACCTGTACCCGAATTTCTCGAACAACTAAGGGCAAGCCGAACAGATTTTCTGCAGGGGAAATTCAGTGAATCGCTCCGCCATGAACCAGCTCACGCACAGCCTTGTCCGGAAAGACTGCACCTTTGTAAAGCGGGCCACAGGGCGTACCTGCCAACCTGAGCGACAACCCAACCGGATCGATTGATCCATCCTGGTCGCGGTAGCCCTCTGCCAGATACACGAACTCGTTCATCACGCCTAAAACGCTGCGGTTGGCGGTCTTGGCATAGACCACCTCACCCATGCCATTGATTTCTGAATCAATGAATTCGGCTGGCATGTCGAGTGCTCGCAACACTTCTCGCAACGCAATCGGGAATCGCTGCGCAAGCGTTGCAGCCGGCGCCAATGGCAACAACACAGGCAACAGCGTTCTCTCATTGACCACAAGCGCCATTTGGGGCTTCCAAAACAGCGCAGTGGCATACCAGTTACCAAGGCGCGTTGTACCGGCCCGAGGCGCTTCAAGCTCCGGCTTGATGCGATCGAGAAGCTTCTTGGTGCAGTGAAGACTGAACATGCCGGTCTGAGTTCATGGTTGGGACTTACCCATGATTTTGACGCAAGCCTATGTTGACCACCATCATTGGGCTACTGGATCGGGAAGCGCCGCTTCGCTGGCCTCAGAAAACTTCATGCCGTCGTCTTCGCGCACTGCCTGCTGACCGGTGTAGTCCTCCCAGCGCTTGATGATCACATCCACGAACTTGGGATCGAGTTCAATGAGACGGGCGTGACGCCCAGTCTTCTCACTGGCGATCAGGGTGGTACCGGAGCCACCGAACAGGTCCAGAACAATGTCCCGGCTCTTCGATGAATTCTTGATGGCCCGCTCGACCAGCTCGACCGGTTTCATGGTCGGGTGCAAGTCATTGACCCGGGGCTTGTTGTAGTTCCAGATGTCCGACTGGTCGCGGTCTCCACACCAGAAGTGGTCCGAGCCCTGCTTCCAGCCATACAGGATGGGTTCGTACTGGCGCTGGTAATCCGCGCGTCCGAGTGTGAAGGTGTTCTTGGACCAGATGATGAAAGTTGACCACTTGCCGCCTGCCTTGATCCAGGCTTTTTGCAGGGTGTGCAGCTCAGATGAGCTCATGCACACATAGCAGGCGCCCTTGGTGACCACAAGCAGGTTCAGGCAGGCGTCATAGAGGAACTGAAAGAACCCCTCACCCAGATCGTCGTTCATGATGCGCCGGTCTTTGCCACGCATCTTGTCCTTGACACTGTTGCCGTAGTCCACGTTGTAGGGTGGATCGGTGAAGGCCATATCAGCCAATTGGCCACCCATGAGGCGCTCCACATCCGACAAGACGGTGGAGTCACCACAAAGGAGGCGGTGGTTGCCGAGAATCCACAAGTCCCCAGGTCTGGATACCGGGTCTACTGGTGCTTCTGGGATTGCGTCATCCTCAGTCAAACCACCGCCTGATTCGTCGCCGTTCAGAAGCTCTTCGAGCTCCTTGTCGGTGAAGCCCACCAGGTCAAGATCAAAGTCGGCCGCTTTGAGTTCAGCCAACTCGAGTTTTAGGAGTTCATCGTCCCAACCTGCGTTCTCGGCCAGACGGTTGTCGGCCAGGATGTAGGCCTTCTTTTGCTCGGGTGTCAGGTGCCCCAGTTCAATGACCGGCACCTCCTTGATGCCCAGCTTGCGTGCTGCCATCAAGCGGCCGTGCCCCGCGATCAAGCCCTTGGCACCGTCCGTGAGGATCGGGTTGGTCCAGCCGAACTCGGTGATCGAGGCCGCGATTTGCGCCACCTGGGCATCGCTGTGGGTGCGGGCATTGCGTGCATAGGGGACGAGCGCGTCCACTGGGACCATGCGGATCTCAGGATGATTCATGGGGGTGACCGGTAAAATTGACCGCAAAACGAGAATGTCTTGCAGTGCAGATCAAAGTAGTTCGCGGGGTTCTGGCCCGCAAAAGCCCGACTGAGGCCACAGCATCCGGAGCAGGCTTTACGCCGCTGGTTGCTGGGACCTATGAAGTGGGATCAGAAATTCATGGCCGTCTGGAGGTTCTCCGCGAGGGAAAACCGATCGTGTACCTACCGCTTGAGAAGCTGGTGGAGTACGAGGCCGCAGGGGAAATCGAAGTTCATCGATAGGATTCAGACATCGTCAGAAGACGTCGATGTCATCGACTGTCTTTGACCCCTTCCCAACTCTATTCCGACTGTTTCGGGGGATTTCCGAGGTGTCATCGACTGTGTGTGACTGTCATCACTGTCTTTGCACTCGTGTGTCCACCGTAGACGAAAATGTAGCTGCAAATCGGCCAAATGTTGCAGCGTGTTTTGGCCCCAAAAACCGCGCATTCCCTTTTCGATTTGAATTGCGCCGCTCATGCACGCCAAAACACGCTAATTTCCTCTCTGGTTCAAATCCTCACTGTTTCGGTTGCGCGGCCTGCCTGTTAAGCAGATCGGCCACCACTTGCATGTCCCGCTTCCAGCGTCTCCACGCAGTGGTGCGGTCACAGGCAAAGCGCTTGCTGATTTCCACCCAGTCAAATCGCTTGGCCCGCATCCACACCAGGTGCCGCTCATCGAGTTCAAGCATCTGTACCCAGCGCATGACTTCGAGCATCTGCTCCACATCCTGTGGAGATGGAGGTGCCATGCGGTACACCCTGTGCGGATCCGGGTACGTGTCGTTTGGCAAGATCACAATGGGCCAGGTGCTGGCGTAGCCCTGCACCGCCACGCGTGGCAGGCGCCTGGCGGTTCTGGCCGCATCGACAAAGCGCTCGGCCACCGCTTCGACTGTCCAGACTTCAACCATGGCCACCTCCCTTTTGCTGACCATGGCCTTGGCCGTAGAGCCGCTCGCCAATGCTGCGAATGGGTTGGCGCTCCAGGAAGTCCAGGCGCTCGTCATCATGGGAGATGACCAGGATGTGCTGATCGCGCCACCCCTGGCGTTTGGTGGCTTCGACATCCATGGGAGTGGCCTGCATGCGTCCAAGGGGCGATGGGTAACGTGCTGGAGGGATCTTCATACCTGCCCTCCAAACGAAATATTCCGATGCGCCGCTGGGAAGTCAAAAACGGACTTGTACGGTTTTGACAATGGGTCTGACGCTTTTGACGGTACAAAACACTCCTTCTCTTTATGCGCGTCTACGCGCCCGCGTAAAGAACCAATGTAATGACTCGTCAGTTGTGTCGAAGAGCCAATATCTGAAACCTTTTTCATTGAAATTTCCTCTCAATCATCGTTGTATGGATAGGACCGGGCAGGCAAGGAAGTGGGCTGTTTGAGGTCGATCCCCTGATAGCCACGCACGCCCATGGAGTTGCGCCACTTCTCGAACCGTCTGGCCAGCAAGGCGTCCGAGAACCGGCGTTGCGTGCCTATGTACTCACCACTGAGTTCGGCCCACTGCTTCCAGTCGTTGAAGAGGGTGGCTGTCAATGCCTTGTGGTTGACGCCCAGGTTGCAGCGCTCACTCATCCACCGCCCCATGGCGTCCTCGGCCTCGAAGTACTCTTCGGTCGCACTCACCACGGACTTGGGCTGGACCAGGCCCTGGGTTTGCCAAAGCAGGCAGCCCTGCACCGCCCAGGCCATGATTCCGTCGCGCTCGGCAAGCAGCTTCTCGGTCAAGAGCGGATCGCGCTTTTCTGGAGGGACCGTGATCGTGAAAGGGATCAGGTGCATGCGGCGGCGCATGGCCTCGTCGATGTTGCGAATCGCAGGCTTGTGATTGCCCGCGATGAGCAGCTTGAACTGCGGCCGGTAGGTGAAGAAGTCCTGGTGCATCAGGCGCGCAGTGATGTCGTCACCCCCCGTGATCGCCTTGATCTTGGATTCGTTCCAGCGCCTGCCTTGCTCTGTCTCCGTTGCCGAAACAAAGCGGGCACCACGCAGTCCTGCCAGATCAGTGGGGTGCCGGTCCGAGCGCGATTCCATGAAGGTGTCCATGGGAGCGTTTGCGGCATAGTCGCCCAGCACCGTGGAGATCACGTTCACAAACACCGACTTGCCATTGGCCCCTGTGCCGTACAGGAAGAAGAGCGCATGGGTGCTGATGTCACCCGTCAGGCAATACCCCACCACGCGTTGCAGGTAGTCCTGGAGTTCTTCATCGCCCCCAGTGACGTTCACCAGAAAATTGCGCCAAACCGGGCAATCGCCTTGCGGCGTGGCCGTGGTGACCTTGGTCATGCGGCGGTCCCGATCGTGTGGGCCACGTGCACCAGTGCGCAAGTCCACAATGCCACCAGGCGTGTTCAAGAGCCAGACGCTGGAGTCCCACTCTTCAACCGTGGCGCTGTGACGGGGCTCCGAACGCACAATGCGCTCTATCGCCGAGATCGTTCCAGAGCTGGCCAAGCGACCTTTGAGCTTGGTGCCATCCGCTTGTACCGAAGCAGCCCTGCAGATCAAGCGACACAGGTGCATCACATACAAGGCTTTGTCGATGTTCCAGCGCACACCATTCCACACGAGCCACTTGCTCCACGGCGCGCAGTAGCGCCAGTCCTCGGCGAACTGGTGAGAAAAGGCCATGGCCAAGCCATCTTCGTTCGTGTAGTCGATGCCGTCGACCAACTGCATGGGCGCATGCACATCGATCTGACGCACCACAGGAACTCTCTCGCCAACGGCCAGAAATCCCGTGATGTCAAAGCCGTCCTGCACAGCATCGGCCACATCCCAGCCTTCGGGCTTCTCTGCCGGGGGCTGCAAGATCACGCACGACTTGGCCCCCGCCTGCATGATGGCTTGTGAGGCATGGTCGGCGTATTGCCAGCCAGGCTTATCCCGGTCTGGCCAGATCAGTACGTGCTTGCCAGACAAGGGCGACCAGTCGGTTTTTTCGACGGGAGCGTTGGCTCCATGCATGGCTGTGGTGGCGCACACCCCCAGATCAATCAATGCCTGAGCGCACTTCTCGCCTTCCACCACCACGACCTGCTCAGCCTTGAGCATGCCCGGCTGGTTGAACAGAGGACGCGGCTCTGGAGGAGCCATCTTGCGACGGCGCACATCCCAGGGCCTGAATTCTTTGCGCCCGGGTTCGGGGTCGTAGCGGTAAACCACAGCGATGAGTTTTCCGCTGGCGTCCTGGTAATCCCACTTGGCCGTTGAAGGGCCAAGCTCATCCACAGCAGGTGCTTTGGCTTTACTGGCTGCCACGCTGCTTACGGGCATGGCTGAGGCACGGCCAAGCCAACTCTTGGCCCGCTCGAGCACCTGGGGAAATTGGACCTGCACATCGAGGCTGTAGTAACGGGCGATGAGGTCGAGGATGTCACCGCCTTCACCCGTGGCACGGTCGGTCCACAAGCCAGCCTTAGGGCCAGAAAGCAGGAGTTCCAGGCTGTCACCGGGACCACCCATCACATCGCCGACCAGGTACTTGTTCTGGCGACGTTTGCCCGAAGGCCAGATATCCAATACCAACAGGCCAAGTTGTTCGTTGAGGGCTGAGCGGATTTCATCTTTCTCGCGCGCCGTGTCCGTACCGCCCTCAGCAGCCTTACGCGCTTGGCCGCTGGGGACATCGTTGAAATCAAGCATGCGCACCTCCCGTTTGAGATGCATCTGGGTACTTGACCTGCTCGGCTGCGTACCTCACTTGCCATTTGTGAAGTTCCCGGATCCGATAGCGCACCATGCGATTGATGGAGTAGTACGGGATTCCCAACTCAGCGCGCTTGCGGGCATCGATGAAGTAGTACAGCGGTAGGTTCAGTGCAGCAGAAGCCTGCTCGGCCGTGACAAGAAAGTCCTCCGCGAAGTCAGCCGCCATATGTGCTGGCTGCCTCTTTGGAGAAATCATTGGTTTGGTTTTTTTCATGAAAACAGTCATCCCTGCAGACGGCTTTCGTCGTCTGCATCAGTTGGTTGGTGAAGGTTGGAAGGACGCTCAGCTCAATAAATTGGCTGGGCATCCAGTTGCATACGAACGCTTGGGTACTTGCTGCGTTCGTGTTCTTGAACCATGGCCTCGACATAGGTCGTGACCACGGCGTTGATCAGCTGCAGAGCTTCTTGCTGGGTGTAGCTCGACAGCGGGCGATCCATTCCGATCTCGCTGGCAGCTTCGCCCAAAGGCTTGAGGCACTGCTGCATGGCGGCGAGTTCTGCTTCAGTCGGATCTATCACGCCCACTCCCAAGTCTGCTGCCGTCGGCAATGCGCCCTCGCGTTCGAGGTAGCGCACACCGGCCGCGTAAAGCCGATGGAAACAATCTTGGCAACGCCTTGAGCAGAAGATCCAGTCGATGGGATATCGCTTGGGATGCCCCACCTTGAAGCGCAGATCCACATGGCCAAATCCTCTGGCCTGACGGGAACACACCCAGCACTTCATGCAGCCTCGCCATCACTGCGCCCATGCAGGTCGGCCCTGCACGTTGCCGGGACGGGGGGTGTAGCTGACCCCCGACTGGGGGGCTTGCGCCGCAGTTGTGGGTACGGCAGTCGCTGGGGCCCCGCCAGATCCATGGCCACCACCGGTGCCCCCATCACGTTGCAGTTTGGCTTGCATCAGGTCGGCGTACTCTTTGTGATCGGGCTCAATCACCAGCCGGATGATGTTGCGGTACTCGCCTTGGCCATCTTTTTCAATACCGATGCGCGCGGCAAATTCAGCACCATCGAGGTCACCAAAGCTGCGAATCTGGCGAGCGCGCTGTGCTTCGGGTGAGTTGTCATAGGGGTGGATGTTGCGCGAGCTGTTGAGCACCGCCTTGATGAAGCTGCGCCCCATCTGCGCCCAAGTTGGCCCCTTGTTGGAGTGCAGGCCCACATTGCTCCAGATCTTGCGCTTGGCAAATGGTCCCGTGAGCAGCACGAATTCGCAGGACAGGAACACTGCCCCCGTTTCATCCGACGCCGTGGCATAGCCACCCGTCCAGCCCTTGCTGGCGTCGTCATGGCCGCCGGGTTTGATGGCCATGCGCACCAGGGCCTGGGTGCCTTTTGGGATCAGGTTGAACTCGCCTTGCTGGGCATCGGCGTTATTGAAATCAGACCATGCAGCCTGGTGGTGGTTGTCGTGGTTCATTGAGAAATCTCCTTTGATTGGTGGTGTTTGGGTGAAGATGAAGGCTTTGGGCGCTCAGAGCTGGACATCACCTACCCAGCGGATCTGGAAGGTGGGCTCGGTGATGAGTTCCTTGCGGGCGGGCTGAAATGCCGCGCGCAGCAGTGGGTGCCAGCGGGCGTAGTCCTGCTCAGCCACCGTGAACTGAACCTGCATGAAGTCCTGTACGCGGTCACCTGCAACGACCATCCGTTCAGCGATTTCAGACAGGTGCTTTTGGTCCCAGACGATTTCTTTGGGCTGAGAGACATCGATCTGCAGGTCACCGTCGTCGATCCGGAACCTTGCCGCTTCGTCCTGACCCAGGGTTGCGGCATGACGGATCTGGTCGGCATAGCGAGTTTCCATGCCCCGATTGATCCGGCCACGCATTTGCAGCGTCCAGTCATGGAGCTGCTGCACAGCGTTGCTGAAATGAACCAGTTGGTCTTTGGGCAGACGGCTGATCTGGCTCTCGGAGAGGTCAGGCAAAGCCGCCTGCTGCAATTGAAGGTGATTCATGGGGTGACTCCTTAGGCTGTTGCTCGTTGTGATGTGGAGACGTGCTGGACGCAGTTCTCGAAGGCGATCACGGCATTGAGGGGGTAGTTCACCCGCTTGCCCAGCTTCAAGTAGTGGGGACCGCGCCCTTCCATTCGCCAACGTTGAAGGGTCTTGGGGCTCATTCCCCATCGCGAAGCCAAATCGGCTTCGCTCAGGACTTGCCGTGGGTGCATGTATGGCTCTGAGGCCATGACGCTCAAGGGGTTGAGCGTTGAAAGCGCTGGTGTTGCTAGCAGCATTGGTCACTCCTTTCAGAGAGTTGAGGGACAACGCTGCTATTTCAGAAAATCAATAGGGAACTGATAAGGAACTGATTAAGGAACTTTGGCGATAACTCCAGTTCCTTAATAACTGCCGACATTCAGCGGACATGACACATGAGATGCGTCACCCACCCGGCTGCGCAAGTCGGAGGGCTGATGTGGCGTGAAAAGATCCGTCGGAAAGCGCTGGCCGACGGACTGAGGATGAATTTACAAATCGAAAGCGTAAGCAGCAGCAACCCGGTCCATCGCTTGCAACTGGTCGGGGCGATTCAATGCGACAACAGCCCGGGCAAAAGTCTGTAAGTCGGCTTGGAGTTTTGCGGGTAACTCAATCACTTGCCCCGGCTGCAGAAGTGCTGACAACTGCACAATGTCAGCCAGGTGCTTGTTGATCTTTTTGGAATCGATGACTTCGCCCTGCTTGACGCGGTCGCTCATCTCCATCCACGCCACCGCCTTCAATGGAATCAGTCGGTCCTCGCCCACCCAGGACGGCATGCCGTGCTTGTTTTTTCGACCGGTGAGCACGAACTGGTAATACTCATCGTCAAGCAAGATGGCCGACAGGCTGGAGACCTGCTCGTCCATTGGGATGGGCGTCAGATGCCCTGGAGGCACAAAGCTCAAGCCGTCCGGCACCCGAGAAAACAGCTCCAGCATGAACGGAAAATCGTCGTCCAGCGGTTTCTGGAAACGGTACAGACAGGGCTTTTTCTCAGGATCGCCTTCTTTTTGCTGGTAACCACCAGCTTGCACGAATTCCCAGAATTTCTGTCCAAAAGCAGGTGTCAAGACCTCTACGTGCAAAACGATGTCCAGATCCTTGGTGCCTCGAAACGGCACACCCGCCTCTTCCATGGTGATTGAGGCGGCCGTCCCGCCGATCAGCACGTACTGGTTCTCGAAGTCTTTGAACCACTCTTGAAAAATTGCCTGCCCTCTCACCACAAGAACTTCTCCTCAATCTCATCGAGCGCCATCTGGATCCGGTCGTCACGGTTGTCCCTCAAGCTGAGCCACAAAGACAAAGGATCCACGGTCTTTTCCTTCGCTTGCATGCCGGGCTCATAACGCCACACCTGCACAGCAATGCCATCGGCAATCTCACGGGGCTCGAAGAATATACCTGCCTGCTTTGCCCGCTGCTCATCCTCGGCCGTCAGGGCCACAACTTGCTGGCGCGGTTCATTGAGCATGGTCAGATGAGCCAAGGCGCTCTCCCCAGCCCAACGCGCGTCCGTCACTTGCACAATGCGCTTTTCGTAGGTCCACAAGGTTCTGAGAACCGGTGTGCGCAAGTGGGGCTTGGCCCTTTCCCAAAGATCACGGCGGGTACTTTGGAGCTTGAGGTATTTGGCCCGGCCTCGCACTTCCAGTTCAAACAGTTCGAATTGCAACAACTCGCGCACAGCCCGTGTGGCCGTCATCCCGGCATAACCTAGCGCTGCAGCTTCTTCAAACGGATGCCAGGTTTCCGAGACCGGATGGTGATTCAAAAACCAGATCAACAGCGCCTGAGTGGCAGGGCTAAACAGTTCCTGCTCCCTACGAGGTTCAGCGCCAAAGCGCTCGGTCAAAATCAGGCCCAGCTGCGGTGCGAAAAGCTGCCTGTCAGGAACCACAAAGGCCACACCGTGCGCAATCAGTTGCTTGCGCTCACCGGGGGCAATCTCTGGCAATGCGATGATGACTGGCGCATCCAACAACTCACGCAGCAGTTTGGTGTGTTGGCTTATTTGCTGAGCAGCCAGTGGCTGATGCCCTTTGACACAGGCCAGTGTGATCGGTTGTCCCAGCAGCTCGCCGGTCAACACGTCATAGGTTTCTTGAAGGAAATACGTCAGCTCAGCGGTTCTTGCGCTGCTAGCCACGCGCACGGCTTCCCCTCCGATGACCTGGTTCAAGTACCGGACGGTTTGCTGGAGAAGCGCTTTATCTAACATACGGACAGAATCTAACATTGTTAATGTTAAAAGTCAAACTCTATGTTAGATTCTGCTCTCAAAGGCTTGACGGCTCCGCCCAGACCAGCCGATACAGCCCCAGCCTGCGCTGCCGACTGACCAGTTGTTCATACGCATGCAATGGCCCCTCGTAGGCGGGATCGCCTCGGTTTGCCGCCTTCAGCTTGAACACGTCCATGGGCTTTTCGCTATCGAGTCCTGCCGCTCGCATGATGAATTCCGACGATTGAGCCCGATCACGGTGCGCCCACAGGGCTTCAAACACCCGGGTCTGGGCATCGGTCAAACGAATGGGGCCGTGCGGCCAGTCCTCCAGGTGCACCCAGGCGAAGTCTTCACTGAACGGCCCATGGACAGTCACGCTCGGGATGCCATCTTGCAGGGCATCGGCTTTTTCACCCCGGTCCGGATCGAGCAATCGCAATGCCAAACCGTGCAAGGCAAACCGGTCCTCGAGCTGCCACCAAGTAGCCATCCCCGCCAGAGGGTCCAATGGTTGTCGCACCAACGGCCGTGGCGTGATGACCCAGCTTTGGCTGCGTGGCTCAGGTCCATGAAAAATCCGCAGCCCATGACGCTCGACCAGATCGATGCGGCGAGCCAGCACCACCGGCCGCTTCTTGTACCGACCAATGTCCCACACACCATCGACGATGTGGGCGGTGCTTGCTTGTGGCGAGATGTCCAGTGCGCCACGCAGCTTTCGGATCAGCCATTCATCGTCCAGGCGCCAATTGCGCTGACTGGCTGGATCCAGGGCAAACGGACCACAGTCCGGGCACTGCACCATGAGCCCATCGTCCGTCCTGAAGATCGGTCCACGGTAAAGGCCACAGAAAGCGCAAAGTGCATCCTGGCTGTTGACCACACCGGGTACAACGGCCTTCACCTGTTTGAGAACCTGTAGAGCCGCAATTTCTTCATCGTGCAGGCTGCTCTCAAAGGATGCACTGCCTCGCACGAACATCAAAGCGGCCAAGCTGATGGCTTGCTGATTGAGGGTCAACTCCATTCACACCTCACTCGAACAAGTTGCCGTCCATGGTCGCAGGCTCCTCCTGCTCTCGTGCTGTCTTGAGGACCTGCTGCGCCTTCAAGATGCCCAACTGGACCAGATAGCCCTCAAGTTGGGAACGCAGCTTCTCATCGAACTTGTGCAGGTTCAGTCGCCCCTTGCTGGTGATCTCCACACTGACCACCTGGCAGCGGCTTTTACCCCGCATCGGCGCCAGATAGAAGTTGAGAACAGCAGCTTGGATCGTCCAGCCACGAGCGAGCGGATTCTCAGCAACGAAGTAGTCCTGCAGCAGCTCCGTCACGCAGCGTTGATCGCTGGACGCACTGGCCGTACATTCCATCTTGAGTCGTCCGCATCCACTGACCACGGTCACGCTTTTGACCTGCAATCCGACGAATCCGTCATCAATCGCCTGCGGAATGTTCAACCCCAAGCGCAACGTGGACAAGTTCAGGCGCGGCGTCTGGATCCGCTGTGCATCGGCATCCACACCAAGCAGGTGCTTGGCGAAGGCCTCACACAACATGGCGTGGTACTTGGCCCCGCCACGGATGATGGTGCGAGCGACTCCGGTGGCCTGTGCGTATTCCAGCACCATGTGGATGTTCGGGCTGCCCACCCTACGCTGCAGCTGACTGCCCTCGAATTCCAGTTTGGCCGTGGCCAGGTCCTTGGCGTGGATGGAGACCAGCTGCGTACCGCGCGCCCGGTCCAACACATTGACCACGCAAACCTCGCCACAACCCAACTCCCGCTGATAAAAGCCTTTGATGGCATCACCGAATGAAGCGATCGACTCCTCGTCACGCTTGATGGTTCCCTTGAGCCCCAGGTCATGCTGCTGAGCTTGTTGACCGTGGTGGTCCAGGTATTCGATCTCGGCCGCCGCCTCAAACAGTGCCGGGTGATGGACGTACAGCCAGAAGGCCCGGTGCAGGTCGTTCTTGCAAGCGATGAGTCCCATCAATTCGGTTGGTCGGTCATGCGCAGCCTGAAACATGGCCTGCTTGCCCAAGGGATGGGCCAGCAGCGTGCTGGCGTGCAGTCCAGCCACGATGCGGTCGCGCATAGCGGCATTCGGATGCAGCTGAATCAAGCCAACCAGGCTCTTGGAGGCTTGGATCGAGTCATGCCAGATCCACCCCTCGGGCATAGGCAATGTGTGGCGTTCGATGAAGGTTTTGAGGGTGTCGTCGACAGGCAGGTTCAGCAAGATGTCGGCGTAGGTCTGAGTGCGGCTCATTCGTTATCTCCTTTGTTGTTGTTTGTTTTGGCAATGAGGCGTCTCAACCCCCTAATCTGAAGACCTGGGGCTTGGGATGAGTTTTGCCGGATTGCTGGATAAATATACAGCTTTTTACAGCTTTGTCAAAACCGCTTATCCAAGCCGCTTGGCTGTTGGCCTTGTCTCAAAAAATCCAGGATTTATGCGGATTTCCAGCTCGTGTCCCTCAATGGCCCGCCAAAACACGTTACCTCTGGAGGGGCTCGCTCATACGATTTATGGACGGTTTTTTCACCAAATTCCCCCCCCCATGACAGATCACCTGAACCCCTCCACAAGCCACCTCGGCAAACGCTCTGAAAAGAGCGGTTTTCTCTCCCTGTCGCAGATCAGTGAACTGATGGCGCAAGGCGCTGTCAGTCAACACCAGATGCTGAGTGAAGCCCACAGCAGTCAGGTTTACGCCACTGATCTCGATGAGTTCGTGGACTTCCATGCTTGGCAGAGCGTGAATGTGAACCCGTCTACACAACAAGGAGTTCAAGCATGAAGCAGCGATCCATCACCCCACGCGAACAGCGCAGCCTCGACCAACTCAATGCCATCCAGCGCAAGGTCGCAGCCCTTGACGACTTGAAGATGCCCGAGCTCTGGAAAGTCTGGGATGTGCACTTTCCGCGCCGCCCGGTTCACCCCAACCGCAAGTTCTTGACATCTCGTCTGTCTCACCGATTTCAAGAACTGGTCTTTGGCACCCTGCCACAGTCCACCCGGGAAAGGCTGGCCGACTATGGCCAGCAACTCTCCAAGATCAAAAGTAAAACCCCACTCAAAGCGGTGGCCATGCCCGGCGCAACACTGGTGCGGGAATTCGACGGCAAGGAATACAGGGTTCAAGTGCTGGCCGACGGTCGCTACGAATACAACCGGCAGATTTACGGCAGCTTGTCGGCGATCGCCAAGACCATCACCGGCACACAGTGGTCCGGACCTGCCTTTTTCGGCCTCAAAGCCAAGGGGGAAGCATGAGCATGCTGACGCCCAAACGCTGCGCGGTCTATTGCCGTGTTTCCTCTGACGAGCGACTGGACCAATCGTTCAACTCCATCGATGCACAACGCGAATCGGGCTTGTCCTATGTCCTCAGTCAGCGAAACGAGGGCTGGGTCCCTGTGCAAGACACCTACGAGGATCCGGGCTACTCGGGCGGGAACATGGAGCGCCCAGGTCTCAAGCGCTTGATGGCTGACATCAAGGCAGGCAAGGTGGACATGGTGGTGGTCTACAAAATCGACCGCCTCTCCCGCTCCCTGGCTGACTTCGCCAAGATGGTCGAAGTTTTTGACAAGCACCAGGTCAGCTTCAGCTCGGTGACCCAGCAGATCAACTCGGCCACATCAACCGGGCGACTGATGCTCAACATGTTGCTGTCATTTGCTCAGTTCGAACGTGAAGTGACCGGCGAGCGCATCCGCGACAAGATTGCCGCCTCCAAGCGCAAGGGGTTGTGGATGGGTGGCGTAGTGCCGCTGGGCTATCGGGTTGAAGACCGTCAACTGCTGATTGATCCTCAAGAGTCAGAAACCGTGAACTGGATCTTTGACGCATATGTCAGCACAGGCTCCACCACGCTCATGATCCAACAAATGAAGGAACAAAACCGCTTGACGAAATCAGGTCGGCATTTCTGCAAACAATCACTCCACAAGGTCCTGAAAAACCGGGTGTACCTCGGGATGATTTCGCACAAGGGGCAGTTCTACGCTGGGGCCCACCAGCCCTTGATTGACCAGGCCAAATGGGACTGCGTGCAAGAGATGATGGCACGCACCAGCGAGGCCAAGAACCAGGCCACCTGGGCAATGAAGGCGCGCACCGAGTTCCTATTGCGTGGTCTGATTTACAGCTCCGGCGGTGACCTGTACTTGCCAATGGCGACACAAAAAAAGTCAGGCAAGGTCTATCGATACTACGTGCACAACAAGAAGATGCACGAAGGTGCCAGCCAGAGCAGCATCCCGAACCAACCGGCTGAACCCCTCGAGCAAGAGGTGACGAAACAGGTGCTTGATTTCCTGCGCTCGGGCACGATGCTCACCCAATACTGGCAACGTATCCAGTCCATCAACCCTGGCATTCCAGAACCGCAGGCGGTCGTGCTCATCTTGCAGCGCACGGCGAAGATTTGGGATAACTACTTTGATCAGGTGAAAAGCCACATCATCCGAAGTCTGGTGGAGCGGGTCACGCTGCATGAGGACGATACGGTTGAGGTCAGTTGGCGCACGGATAACTGGATACCGCTACTGGAGACCATGAAGCCCAGAACAACGGGTGCAGAGATGTTGGAACTGGAGATGCCCGCATGATGGAAACGGCTGCCAGCAAAGTCATGAGCGACGACAACTTTCGAATCACCACGCGCGTCCCATTCAAACTCAAACGCCGACCGGGTATCAAAAAAGTTGTGATGGCACCTGAAACGGCCGAAGGTCACTTGAATGGCGAGTGCATGGACAAAAGCAACCAAATTGCCTTGCTCCAAGGGCTCGCTCGAGCACACTACTGGCAGCGATTATTGGATTCGGGCGAGGTCCGCAGTGGATCAGAAATTGCCAAGCTGGAGGGACTTGACCCGAGCACAGTCAATGAACTGCTGAGGCTGACACTCTTGGACCCGTCTTTGGTGATGGAAGTCCTCGAAGGGAGGCAGCCTCAAGAGGTCAGCATGATGTGGTTTACACGGAATGCGCTACCCGATTTGTGGCATGAACAGTTGAAGCCAAGGCCAACCACCTGAAAATGTGTCAGCCCTGCGCTGTCTGCCCATCTGACAATTTGGCGATGACTGCCTTCCGGTCAGTTTGATTGCATCCCTAAGGAACCATTCATGTGTTTGATAAGCATGGAAGAACCATCAATGCGGTTTAAATAGGTCAACTAATCACCACAACTTGGTCGACCCATCAGATGCCTTCGAGTTTGCGTAAGAGTGACGGATGTTGACTCCTTGCCTCTTCAACCGCTGCAGATATTGCAGTCAGATTCTCGGATTCGCAAGCCTTCACGAGCATAAGTATCGTTCCGCGCAGATCATGCACCTCCTCCATCGAAGCCTTCTTTGGCTCAGGAAGGTACTCTCGATTCCAAGAGACGCCGCGCAGTGCCTCTCGCGCTCGTAGTGAAATCCAATCCAGTCTTTTTGTTTGTTGCCGAGCTGCATTTGCAATCCTCGAAATATGGTCTAGCGCATCGCGCAGGAGAGCAATTTCTTCATCCGAATTCATCATCTGGATCTCCAGGGGCAGTTTAGCTGAGCTTCAGAGTTCGCCTGAAGGATTGGAGCGCAAATCCTCAAACCAGCCTGCGACATCATGGAACGTTCAGTACAAACAAGCCCATCCAACCTTGCGGCACTGACTGCACATCTACCGGATTCATTGCCCCCATGAATGCGCCTGTCCAACCGCTGAAAACTTGCTTGTACATAAACCCGCGACCATCAAATACTTGATTAGTTGTCAGTGTGAGTGTCGTCGAATAGACGTAGGCATCTTCAATGGCGTCATTGAAGTACCGCTCGCCATTTCGAGAAGGATCTTCTTTCATTGTTCGCGTGATGAAATTTGCATCGTCGCCAAACTGACCTGGCTTACTCCAGAAAAATTTCCAATACCCATTTCCATAGCCTACCAAGTAACACCGCGTTGGTTGTGGCAACGGTGCAAACTGAGGAACGACACCAAAATCCGAGATATCAGAAATCTTTGCTTGCATGTGAATCGCACCCACAAACACCGCACTGATCTCATTTCCATTTTTATGGGTGGCTACTGCTCTGGCTGTGGCTACATCTGCACCTTGAACTGTTCTGTTCAGGAACTCAAGAAGATCACTACAGAGCTTCTGATCTGGGTTACCTTTCCCAAGATAGATATCAGGCGTGGGGTACGCCCGCTGCCCGCGAAAGGAAAGCATCTCGAAAACTTGGATGAATTTATCTTGCTCATCCTCATTTTTAAAGACCAATTCAGACACGCCGCCACCTTGGTCAGACCACGTGAAAGCACTTGCATTCTGATATTGGGAAATTTTCTGAAATACTTCACTGATAGCGGATGGAAGCGCAAATCGCAATAAATTTGTATCCCCGGACTTGAGGCATTGAATTTGCATCAAATCAGCCAGTACTGTGATCAGGAATCCATCATTATTCCTAGAGCTCACTGCCATTTCTTTGGCAGAATTTACTCCAGAGACAAATGTTTGCTTTGCTTGCTCTCGTTGTCGTTCCATAGTCACTTCTCCTTCATGCCGGGAAAACATCGTTGAAATATCCAAGGCTAGACCATCGGCCAGGGGCTGATTTGGGGTTTCTTGCCCTTCTTGCGCGCAGCAGAGATTGTCTGGAGCCGGTTCGCTCGGGGTATGGCCTGCCCGTTTCCCAGTGGAACACACTTTGAAATGAAAAACCGAGCAGCTTGTTGGCCGACAATTCTTTTGAGACGTCCCGAGCATCACCCGATGGGACATTCCACTGAGTGATGTGTGACTTCAGACTTAGGATCACCGTCTAGGAGCTGTTTCATCCCGAATTTCAGTGATCTGCACCGATTCGTCGTAATCAAAGTCGTCTGAATTGGCCCCCTCTGTCCAGTACTCCCTTGCGTCAAATGGAACCCCGTCGAGATAGACATTCATGATGGTGTGTCGATACATACGAGCCGACATTTTTACCTTTTCCATTTGCGTATAGGCATCGTACTCGTCGTCTGCTTCAACTATGAATTTCCAAGCCTCATTTCGTCCAAGTGGAATGTCGTTGTTGGTTTTATTGTGGATGACGTAACTCAGGATCATTTTTAATCTTTCATTTGGTTTCGTATATATTTCTGAAGTAACCTTGCCTTGACCACTTACCTGGACTTCCCATTGGGTCCCAGCAGGTTGTCCGAACGCGCGACCCCACAAGCTCTTTGGCTTTTTTGGTCACTGCCCCATCCCTGTCAAAGGTTGCAGTTTTCATGTGGCGACGAGTTCCATCAGCGAGGACCAGAACCGTGCAAAACGACCCTCGAATCATTACGCGCTCATTCACCTCGATCAATGTATCGGGTGCAGAAAGCGTGGCCACACTGCTGTCTTGTTTGGCAGCGGCTACCTCGATTTGGTACCGCGCTTCACCCTCTTTGATCCGGGCTTCGAGTTGATCGATCTTCGTTTGTTGCTTAGATCGCTCGACTTCCAATCCCTCGACTGCGCTGATGGCTTCTTTGGCTACCTTTTCCATCCGATCAGCTTTATTGCGGGCCAACTCGGCCTCCTCCCTGGCCATTTCCAAGTTCTTAATAAGTCGAACGGTATCAGCACGAGCTTGGGCGGCAACGCTTTCAAAACGCGCAATGTCCTTGCGAGCAATGCTCGAACTCATGTATTTCAAAAGACCGGCCGAGTCAGCCAAACGTCCCTGCACATAGAGAGGATGCATTTCCAGGAGGTGCTCAACAGTTAGGAACCCATCCTTCCGGAGTGCTGTCATTGTGTTTGATAGACCCCACTCAGTATCCCTGTTTCCTCTCCAAACGGTAACAAGAACTGGAGTCATGTCTTGTGGGTTATGAGCCAGGACGAAATGTCCTTGATACTCTTCTGAATTTTCATTTCTTGGATCTCGAAACTTAGCATCCACATGAAATCGATCGGGGTACCCAGGGTCGCCCCCCAAATCCTTAATGATCTCCAGTTCCAGCGTCTGATTAGCATCAAAATGCATGCCAAAGCGAAGCGGCAGTGAATCAAAATTTGCGTGACTACTTCTGATCACGCGGACTGTAATGGTGCGCATGTTTTCCTCTTGCCTTTCTATTGATTAAGTGCCTCTCACTGCTCAATGGGCCTGAGGAGCAGGGACTACGGGTTGCTCGTGATGCCGCCATGCCCTTCCTCTCCAAGCTGGATCTCGCCAGGCAGCAGGATGCATGCGTTTGATAGTTTGAAGCCCCGGAATCACCTGCTGAATGGCCACTTCAACCAGCGATCGGAGGGGAGGATTGATTTCAAAATCATTGCCTTTGGTACAGCAATTCATCACCTGGTCACCAGATCTGAACGTGGCTTGGAGCCGATCCTGGAAATTTTCTTTCCCTCCTTGTGCCCAAACAGCTCGAAAGATTCGGTCGCGATATACCGCTGTGCTACTGCCCAATGAGCATTGATATTGAATGGCGTTCAGCAGAATCAAGCCATACTCGCCTAACCTTGTTGGGTCAAATGCATCCGGCAAGTACTTACGAATCATTTCACCCGTAAACCCTTTCGCGGGGCCGGGTGCATCAACAAACTCGTCGTTATGAGGTGACTCCAGCACAAGGATTAGGCAAGGACCTACTGCCCTTTGTCCGACTGGGCACCTCAATGGAAACAAAGATTGACCAATGATTTCGGCCAAAGTACCTACGTACTGATCAGGGCAGGCTCTTTGTTCAAACGGACGGCCTTGCAAAGCCACTGCGCCATCCACGATCCGCTCAAATTCGACAGCTTTTACCATTTCGCACTCCTAAGTCTTGTTGCTCTAGAAGTTGCGAGATCCGTGCCAACGAGGAATTTAAATTAAACCCTTACGAATCAATAGGTTACGAGAGTTTTTCCAGAATTTGAACGTAAATTTATTTACTTTAATGTAAATTTTTTATGATTTAAACGCTTGGACCATCTTCCATTCCCAGCCGCTTCATCCAGTTTGAAAGTGTCTGGTGATTGGTGAATCCGAGTAGCTTCGCCGCCCCTGCTTTGCGCCATCCGGTTTTTTGAAGTGTCTGCTTGATGCAGTCGCGGGCAATTTCATCCAGGTAGTCTTGCAAAGTAAGCCCATCACTAAGAACTGGCCGATGGAATGAATTGGTTTCATTGGAAACAGGCAGTAATGCCGACTGAATATCCTGCCCCGTCAGTTCAGCTCCTTGGGACCATATCACCGCGCGCAGCAACGTGTGATAGAGCTCACGCACATTGCCAGGCCATGCATAGCTCTGAATCGCCCTCGCGGCTTCTTTGGTCAGGTGTTTTTGTTGAGCCTCCGGCTTACCGGCTGCATCTGCATTGATATTGCCCAGGAAGTGCTGAGCAAGTAGCATCACATCGCCTGTCCGGCTGCGAAGCGGTGGCAGCTGAAGAATGCCAACTGCAAGACGGTGAAATAGATCTTCCCTGAATCGACCCGCCGCCACATCAGCGGCCAAATTCCGGTGAGTTGCGGCCAAAATGCGCGTATTGATTGGGACAGGCTTTGATTGCCCCATGGGTGTAATCTCTTGAGACTGCAAGGCTCGCAGAAGGCGAACTTGTGTATCCAACGGCAGATCTCCTACCTCATCAAGGAAGAGCGTTCCACCAGATGCCTCCAGAAAACAACCTTTTCTGTCATTGGTGGCACCTGTGAACGCCCCCTTTTTATGACCAAACAACTCCGAGTTAGCCATCTCTGGAGATATGGCTCCGCAATTCACAGCGATAAAGGGACGATCTGCTCTTGAGCTTGCTGCATGAATCGCCTCTGCGAACAACTCTTTGCCCGTACCGGTTTCGCCAAGAATCAAGACTGGAACATCGTATGCAGCAATGCGTCGGGCCAGGCTAATCTGATCCGCGACAACCTGACTTCGGTGAATAATTTTTTCGAACTCTGGCGCAAGCAACTGAACGGCGCCTGTGAGTCGGTTAACCCGATCGCCGGTGCGCTGCAGGTACTCGGGTAAGAAGTCGTTAGCAAGATCGAAGGGGAAATCGACCGTCTCGACACCTCTCTCTCTAGATGTCTGGATCAGCTTGGCTGGAAAGCGAGTTTTGGCCAGAATGATCCAAATGGCCGCCATGGCTGGCGTGCCAGGACTTAGGTGAAAAGTCAGTGAAACGTCATCATGCGGGAGACCAGCTTGACTGAGATTTGAGCTGACCTGGGTATAAATATCCGAGTAATCAATTGGGCTGACTAGATCGACGCTATATAGATCAATCGCCGAGGCTTGGTACCCAGTGATTGACTCGAGCCAGACGCAGAAATTCCGGCTGCGTTCAAAGTCATAGTTGGACAACAGATAGACCCTGTCATACAGGGGTTGGCCGAGCAAGGCTGTGGCAATCGGCCCTAGATCCGCACCTCTCCTGCTCTCGGCGCACTCGTGATCAGCTGCACCGATCCACGCAACAAGCCAAGACTTTGAGTTCATTCTTAGAATGATATGCTAACAAGCCACTCCGTTGCGGCTGGAGCCGACTCTCAAAATTCAGTTGCCAATTGAGATGAGCGATTCAGTATGAGGCTGTTGCCTCACATTAACTAAAGGTCATTATGCAAATGAAAAAGTCGAATGAGGCGAAGGGAACCAGTTTGAGTGATCTTGGAAAGCTAAGGAATTCTCTGAAAAGTGCTGATTTTCAAGAGCAGATCAAGCTAAAGGTCAGTCAATCACCTTTGCTGGTGGTTCACGTGCCAAGCCAGGAACATGCCAACTGCGACTCCCTTCCGCTGCGGTATGGTATGCATTTTGAGACAGACTCGACGATTACTCTGAGTCGAATCACTATTACAAACAAACCCCAGAAAAACACAGACCGCATTAGCCTTGACGCATATTTTCTGGATTCAAACAACAAAGAGCAGTTTGGGCACTTCATAGTTGGCGCTCGCAGGGGCTATGACGAACCGGTTCTCGTCACAGTTTGGCGTCACGATGCAGACACGGAGGAGCATCTCTCTGATGTCATGCGGAGCCTCCGGGAATGCGACTTGCTCTCACCTCAGGCTCTAATGGAGCTTCACCCCGATTACATCAGCGGAGACATCTCCAAGCACGCAGACCTCGTGATGATTCTTGGGAAGAGGATGAGTGACGAGCAAATTAAAAAAATGGGAGAGGCTGTTAGTGCATCAGAACAAAGGACAAACGCGGCGATTGCAGAGCGGAATCAAGCACTGGAAATTGCCGAGACATTGAAGGGGACGGTTCAGCAGCTGAATGAGGTCAACGCCACTCAAAGCAGCACCATTGCAGAGCAGAGATCAACCATCCAAATGCAACAGATGGACATTGATCGACTCAAGCGTGAGCAACAAGCAGCACAGAGATCGGACAGTCAAGTCACCTTGTCTCCACCGGATCTACTGGTGGATGTGCTTGAGAGACAAATTTATCGAGGATCGAGCTGCACAATCCTTGTCATGGGCGACAACACCCGACGGCACATGAAGACAACGACATTTGACCCAACTGGATCAGTGACCGCGCATGCAATAAGTCTGAAGGGCAAGCGTGTTCGTATTTCTTGCTGGGATCCAATTAGTCAGCCTGGAAAGTGGAGCAGCCAAGGCTATTTCAGGAATGTGTATGCCGTTGAATAACTCACCTGCCGACTTGTTTATGCAGCGATTACTGACCGTGGAATTCTGAAACTGAATTCATGCTAACTGGTGCCAAGCGTTCTTACCGGGTTCAACTCCCCTATGCCTAGCCACTGGCAAGGTCCAACCCAATCGCCGGAACCCGCTTGATTACTTGCTCATGCTAACGGACACGTCCACAAGGCGACAGAGAAAAAAGAGAGAAATGTGGTCTCTGAGGACAAAAATCGGGGAAATCTGACCCGTCGCGTCCACAAGAAAAAACGCGGAGGCCCGCAGAAACAGGGCCTTCCGGGAAAGAAAAAGGGGGACAGAGAAAATCTGTCCCCCGTGTGTGGTGGTGGATGGTTGACCACTAGAAAATTCTCTCTTCGTACTCAAGCGTGCGTGGTAGCAAATGAGCGGTAGTAGATCATAAGCCACTGGACTTCCGGGAGGAAGTACGCGTGAATGCAGCTCCGTTATCTTAAGGAGCATGCAAAGTGAGCACAAGCCTAACTGAAATCGAACTTGCAGCTCGATGGGCCATGAGTCCCAAGACCCTCCAGCGCTGGCGTTCGACACACCGGGGCCCTGAATACCTCAAGCTTGGCAAGAAGATTCAGTACCCGCTGGCGGCCATCGAGGATTACGAGAACCAAATCAGAACCAACATTGCGTTCGCAGGTGCCGAAGAAATTTTGCTCTTTCTCCAGCAAGCTGGCCAAGCTGACCTCGATCAGATCCGCGCTGCATGTCTGGGCGGCAAAAAGTCACGCGGCCAAATCCAGAATCACCTTTATCGGTTGACGCGCTGCACACCACCTCGGATCAAGGCCACCATGCTGGCACTGGAACCGAGCTCTCCGGTCATGACTGTCGTCTACAGCCTTTGCTCAGACGATGCTTAATCGGCCGCTGTCCTCACAAGATCTTGCCGATCGATGGGGCATTCCCACAGGCACCTTAGCCCTTTGGCGGCAACACGGAAAAGGCCCCTGCTTCATTCAAGTCGGAAGACTGATCCGCTACCCCGTTGCTGAAGTCGAGGCATTTGAACGTCGGATGAAAAATGAACGCTCCTGGAGCAAACGCATCTCAGTCACTGCATTAATGGAAATGCCGATCAAAAAGATTGGCCGCTTGCGGCGATCCAAATTTTCTGAGAAGAAATCACAAGCCATCATCCAGACCTACCTCACCCACTTGTCCGACCGTCAGCCTTCCTGCTGCCAGCGAAAAGCCATTGATGACTTCAGAACCCTAATGACGCTCAGCATCACCTCCCGCGATTCCGACGAGATTGAACTAGGAGACCACAGGGAAAATTTGACGCCTGAAGTACTTTTTGTCGACTTGATCAACAACCTCGAGAAAACAAGCGCTCTGGTCAACGCTGTATTGGATCAGGCATGCAGCAAGTTACGCCACCTCAATCGCCCCGAACTTCTACGGGCGGTCGGCAACTTCGGCGACATGGTCACACGCCGCAGAGTCAATGCACTTCTCTTTCATAACTTCAAATCCGGCATTAGGAATTGAACCGACGTCCACACATCCGAATCAGATGTCCCCTCGGCCATGTGGATGTCGTTTTGCCGATTCGGCCGAATTCAATTTGACAGCTCATAGCTCGTGCTGCGCCCGCCACCAGGCGCTTTCTTGAGCACCCCCAGCTCCAGCAACTGAGTGATGTCGCGCAATGCGGAGTCGGGCGAGCATTTGGCGATGGCAGCCCACTTGCTGCTGGTGAGTTTGCCTTCGAAGCCATCGAGCAAACGGTTGATCAGTTTCACCTGCCGCTCGTTCAGTGGCGTGCCTGCCCACCGTTGCCAGAAGCGCGCCTTGACCAGCACCGCATCCAGAGTGGTTTGCGCACTGTCCAGAGCGCGCGCCAATGTGCCAAGGAACCACGACAGCCAACCGGTGACGTCGAGTGTGCCTTTTTGTGTGCGTTCGAGCACATCGTAGTAGTCCCGACGATCCCGTTGGATTTGTGCAGACAGGCTGTAAAAACGTTGTGGACTGCCATCGGCGCGTGCAAGAAAGAGGTCTCCCACCGCTCGGGCGATGCGACCGTTGCCATCATCAAAGGGGTGCAAGGTCACGAACCACAGATGCGCCAAGCCCGCTTTGATGAGTAGCGGCTCGCCCGTTTCCTCGTTGGCCCAGGAGAGAAAGCGCTTCATTTCGTCAGGCAGACCCCGCGCGGGTGGTGCCTGAAAGTGGACCTTGCGCCGCCCTGTCGGGCCAGAGACAACTTGCATTGGCCCATCGGCATCATCACGCCATTGGCCGACCGCGATTTTGCTCATGCCGGAGTACCCGGTGGGAAACAGTGCCGCATGCCAACCGAACAGTCGATCAGAAGTCAGCGATTCGCAGCTGCGTGTGGTGGCGTCAAGCACCATCTCAACCACGCCTTCGATGTGCCGATCCACCGGTGCAACCGCGCCAATGTCCACGCCCAGACGGCGTGCGATGGACGAACGCACAGATTCGACATTGAGCACCTCGCCTTCGATTTCACTGGTCTTGACCACATCTTCTGTCAACGCAGCAAGACTGGCCTGGTCGCGTAATGCCAGCCCTACGTCTGCCAAACGACCCAGCAATACACCTTGAGAACGACTGACATGCGCCAACAGCCCGGCCAGAATTGACAAGTCGTAACGCCAGTTGGGCCAGCTGTCGGTCTGCCAGATGTAGAGTTTTTCTCCGCTATTCATGCGGCAATTAAACACCCAATTTCCCGCAAAAACAAGTCATAGACCGCATTTTTTGCGGGAAATAAGTTAAATATTCACCGCAATCAGTCCTCGATGCACGGTCAATGACTGAGTTAATTAACTCAACAAAGCACAAATGGGGAAATGGCCGTCCTCCTCTTTGCCGATCATTGTGGGCAATTCTGTATCACCTAAGCTGCAAATAGTCTTCTGGATTTGAACCCACATCTACAAGTCGTCTGGCTAAGTGCATCTTCAACACCCCGCCTAAATCGGACTCTTTCCACACTTAATGGCAATATGGACTAACTATCACCGGAGACCAAAATGAACGATCAAAGTCACAGCGCCACCATGGAGGACAAACAGCGTTATGTGGCGCTGGACCTTGAATACAACCAACCCAGCGGGACCATCATCCAAGTTGGCGTCGCCATCGGTAGCGCTTCGCAAAACCAGCAACAGTACATTGTCCGGCGATGGAATCTGCAAGTGGATGAGCCCATCACCGAGTTCATTACACAACTCACGGGCATCACCAATGAAGACTGCAGTGCAGGCGTGGGCCTCGCGCAATGTGCGCAAGAGCTTGGAGACCTACTGCGTGAGCAAGACGTATTCGTCAATCCAGTCACTTGGGGTGGAGGGGACTCGGCCGACCTGCTACGGGCGTTCGCTCAAGCGCAGATCGAGTTTCATCATTTCGGCCGTCGCTGGATTGATGTAAAGACTTGGACCACATTGCTGTCATTGGCGCGAACGCCCACTGCCACAGTTCAGCATGGCGGCTTGTCCAAGGCCATGGCGCGCTACAAGCTTCAGTTCGTGGGCAAAGCCCACCGCGCTGATGTCGATGCGTTTAATACGCTGCGACTGTTTTTTGCCATCCTAGATCGTCAGCGCACCCTTGAAGGATGCGCCGCACAGATGAAAAATCTTTAAACGAAAAGTGCGCAGCGACACAACTTCAAACCCGGCCGGGAGAATTGAACCCAAATCCACAGCTATCACTTTTGGCTAGCATGCAACGGCTGTGCATGGAGCTTGATTCCCAGTGCAGCAGTGACTTTCAGGATAGTGGCGAAGCTGGGGTTACCTTCCCCTGACAACGCCTTGTAGAGGCTTTCCCTACCCAGACCCGTATCGCGCGAAAGTTGCGACATGCCCTTGGCTCGGGCAATGGTGCCCAGCGCCTTGGCAATAAAGGCGGCATCATCACCCGCCTCTTGCAGGCAAGCTTCCAAGTAAAGTGCCATGTCCTCATCCGATTTGAGGTGTTCTGCACTATCCCATTTCCGTAGCTTAAGAGCAGTCATCTGCCACTCCTTCATTTGACGCTCCAGATCTCGCAGCGTGCAATAGACCCGAAAGCCTGAATCAAGGCAAACTGTATCAATTGGGATACATTGATGTCAATCCCACCGAAACGGCAAAACCAACTTCATCACCTCAACATTAAAGAAGTCTTTAATTTGCCAGCGCACATTCAAGAGCTCTTTAAAAAGCCTATAGCACTGACCACAATGCTGCCCAAAAGCTGTGCTACGGACTGAGCGTCGCGATGGAGCTCCAAGTGCACTGCTACGGTGTACCGGCTGGCCATGCCATAGTGGGCTCCACCCCTACAGAAATTGCCATTAGATTGGCATGTACTACTCATGCAACTCATTGACATGTATGATTTTTTCTGTAAAATAAGTGTGAAGTAACCACCCCCATTGGAAGCAGGCATGAAGGTCGTTGACAGGCTTCGTAGATCCATTGCCCAACGTCATGACCGAGTGATTCTTCGCTCAGAATTGACGGGGATGTGCAGCCCCTCCCAGCTCACCAATGCTTTGACTCAGCTCATCAATGAAGGATCCCTGATGCGGGTGAGCTCCGGGGTCTACTCCAAAGGGAACATGAGCTCTGAAAATTCAGCTCTCTCGCCCTCTGGAGTTCAAGACATAGCGGCAGAAGTCTTCAGAAAATTAGGCCGTTCCATTAAAAGCGTCAGAACTGAATCAGATCCCAACCATGCAGTAGTTGTCATTGACGGAGGAAGTCATCGACTCAGCCGCAAATTCAAAATTGGCGATACCAAGATCGAATACTCGAGTCCGAAAACCACATGCCAAGCCCCCATCAATCTCCCCGATGACGTGGATGCTTTGCCCAAGAAAAATGTGAGCGATTTTGTCTACAGATTCGCACAGTCACGTCACGTGACTTTCAAGCGCTCTGGACTGGACCAGTGGGCAGAGGCAGTTACCCGTGCTGCCGGAGACGACGTGAAGCTGGATGAGACCGGCAAGCTTCTGGTCACCCTTAAAAAGAAGCATTTCATCAATGGACGGCAGATGGCTCGCTTGATGACAAATCATCTGAGAGAGCACCATCGTGCTTGATCCATTTGGTGACTTCGAAACCCGAGGCTATTTACAAAACGTTGAAGGCCTCAAAAACCTGGATGAAGTCAAGGTGTTGGAACACACCTTCTTCGAGGCCAACCTGGAAGACGCATTCCATTTTTTGAGGGAAATTAAGGGAGCACTGACCTACAAGCACTTCCTGAAGGTCCACTACATTCTGTTTAATGACTTCTACCCATGGGCGGGGCAAGACAGATTGCAGCTGGGCGTGGGCTCCCTCGTCGAAAAAGGGAATTTTCAATTTGAAGAGTCGTCTATGGCACAGCGCGCCGTCGAGTGGGGCCTGGAAATGGGAAACAACCCGGCAGTGTTGACCAAAAAGCCTGGCGTGGTGATGGGGCAGTTTGCATGGGGCCACCCATTCCTTGATGGCAACGGGCGAACAATGTTGCTTGTTCACACAGAGCTATGCGCTCGAGCCAACTTCTCGATTGATTGGACGAACTCCAAGAAGGCAGACTACCTCCAAGCTTTAACCAATGAGCTGAGAACGCCGGACAAAGGTCTGCTGGATGCCTACTTCCAGCCGTTGATTCAGAAATTGCCCGAACGAAAAGTTTGGATTGAGCACATCAAAACTTTGTCTGGACTAGATGGTGCAAATACTGAAGACGACAACATGTCGTACACCGCTGATGATGCGCTGGCCAGACAGCGCTACGAAGAGGCCAACAAGCTGAGAAAAAGAAGCCTGCAAGGCCATCCGAATCCAGCAAGTGAGATTACCTCTCGGGACGTCTAAAGTCGAAGCGAACTACATATGACGATGGCAACATTTCGCTCTGCTTGTAGAGTTCATCTGCAAGCATTGGGCGCAATTCAAACGGTTTTCCAGTAGCGTCGAAGAACACCAGATAGAAAAAATATGCTCTTTGGTGTTCTTTTGAGATAGAGACTATGTGTTCGTTATCTGACAAGAAAAAACGGTGACCTTCACCACCGGGAAGCTTACCAACTGCCTTGACCTCGATACATCGTTGTAGCTTTGGCGACGAATGCGACAGAAAGTCATAGCCATAGCCGGGCCGATCTCTCCGATCTTCAATTTTTAAGACAAGTTCCGGCTGGCCAATTCCTACTAGACGCTGCCGTTCCCATTCGAGTGCATACGCCTCCGCCATCTTGCCGATTCGGTCTCGCTGATTCTGAATATCTTCGAAATTGACCTTGCGATGGAATTTCCTCTTCGGTACAAGGACTGTTGCCACCGATTTTCGGTCATCGTTTCTGAAATAGGTTTGGTACAGGAACGACATGAACTTTGGATTGCTCCATGTTCGAGTGGTCTTGTTCGAAAACTTGGCAACCAATAGCGAGTGTTGATATTCGCTGGACGAACGATCATCGCCAAAACCAAGCGCCGCCCCGAGCATTGCCAGATGATCTGCACTACAGACATTAAGGAAACGGTCAGGGAAGTACAGACTCAGAATCTTGGCTTTGAACATCTGAGACAGCGGATTCTTGTCAATTTCACCAAAATCCAACTGAGATGCTTGTCCAAGCCGAATTAGCTGCAACACAGCAGTCTTTACGGAATGAAACGCATCGTCTTTTGTTTCTCCAAATCGGCGAACGAAGCGATATTTCTTTTGAGGATCTGTTTTTGTTTTCCCGAAGTAGATACCGAACTTCTCAGAAGTTGCCCCTTGGATATTTGCCCACGGCCTAGTTTTAGCTTCAACATGTGCACAAAACGTCGGTCGCTGATGACCAATGACGTAATCGTCGAGTTCTAGGCGTGGAAGTCTCCCCAAAGGAAACGCTTTGAGAAATTCACCGCGCGCTTGAGCGGCAACATCCTCACGGGTCACGTCATAAGTGCTCTCAAAGGCACTCAAATGCACTGCATCGAATCTAAGCATCATTTATCCCATCATTATTTAGACGGCTAGATTAGCGTACGACTCGGTTTTTCTCACAATCTTGTTGTGTTAGCAAAATTACGGTTTTTTGATTTGATAATTTTTCGACTCAATTGATCAAGCAGCGTAGACCTGCAGGCTACCTTGGCTCTCCATATGCCTCACCCGTAAGCAACATTAGCGACAATTCTGGCTTTGATTGGCGAAGAGCTTCAATCGACGCAACATAGCGTCTCGGCTCAGCGTGTGGAATGGCTACACCGTACTTTGCATTCCAATCTGATGGACGCATCTCGAAGCATGCTAGGCCGGTACCCAGGGTAATGAGCTTGCTACCCAGCGGCGTCATAACCAGCCGACACCCACCCAAAATTGTCATGCTATTTTGGTAACGCGTCATCGCTCCTAGGAGCTGCCGATAGGCTTCGAACGGTTGAGACTCCTGTGCATATAGGATATTAGCCGTCGGCGTCTTGCGACTATCAAACAGCGACTCCCGGTATTCAACAAGAAGGCGATCGGCACGGCGCGGGTCCTTGGATGGATGCGGCACAACAGGACAAACCTCAGCCTCTGCCGGAATCGAGCCAGCGATCTTCTGAAGTTGGTTGACCCGCCCTTCGCCAAGTACCGGAAACCACACTAGAGGCCAGTCTTGCACGCTTTCTAGCTGCCAAGTCGCGAAAAAACCTGGGATATTAACAAGGTCGTTGCTTGGGTCTTCGGCTCGAATTTGTCCATCAAGTTTGGCATCCTCAGCAACTAACACTTGAAAGTTGACACCGTTGGCATACAGGGGGTGGGTGCCCCCTTCCACAATCACTTTGCTAGGCACCAACTTTTGCAGGATGTTAGTAAGAAGCGCGAGGTAAGTTGCCCGTGGCAATGAACTGACGTCCAAAATGATGTCCGTCTTACCGTCGATCTCATCAAGGACGGCCTTTACCCTCTGGCGTAGCACGTCACTAGCACTTGTTTCTTCCTCGTCTTTCGATCGCTCGATGGTTACAGAGACTGTTTGACCCAAAGGTGTAAATACCGCTTCGAGCGCGACTGCGTTCTCCTGCGTCAGCGTTTCGACATCTTCATCCAGTTCGTAACCGTCAAAACCGAGCAGCAGCAATTTGGCACTCACGGTCTGCCTCCTGCCCCCCTGCTGTCCCCTCACGAATTCGCGCATCACCGACTGCGCTCGCACATCAAAGCCACGACCAGCGATGTACAGCAACTGGACCGGCCGATCCTTAAGCAGGTCATCCCACAGTTCGTGAACGCCATCGCCGCGGCGAAAAACATAGTGATCCCAAAGCATGTCAGCTCGTCTCCAGGCTCTTGCGGTTGGGCGTAAAACGTCGCTCCATCCATTTCATTAGTTCACCTGCGGTGACGTCTCGCCACCCCCCCATCTGCAGCGGAAGACCGAAATGAGCACAGAGTGAGCGATTGAGGTAGAAAACTGTTCCGCTATCGCGCGACCCAGTGGCCTGACTTTCACGCTGCACCAGGAGGTTTTCTGCAGCACATTCGGCTAACACGCGTTGCAAGGTCAGCCCTGGCGTGCCAAACGCGCCGGGAGTGGTCAACTTGGCTAACTCTGCGCGTGACAGACGAACACCCGTCACACCGGGAGCGTAAGGCGCATTCGGTGCAAACGTCTGCTCGTAGCAGAACGCACCGATAGAATCCACTAATCTTTGAGCACGGGTGCCTTCGGTATGTGATTTAGGAATGAAATCACGCCTGCGAGCGGCGGCCTCACGTAGCAACTTATCTTGTTCCACCGGGGAAAGAATAGGCTCAGATTTACGCAACACCTGCTTGGCCTGCAGGCCAACATAAAGCGCTGCGGCAAGCCCCAGCAGTTCCTCTACATTGTTCGTCGCCATAACGCACAAACGGTCGAATCCAAAGTAATAAGGTATACCCAGCTCTTCGTGCATGAATAACTCTGCAGCGTTGCGAACCTGGGAGCTATCGCGGTCCTCGAGCTCCTCCTCGGTCAAAGTCAAGTCCAAGGACATTTGGCGTTTCGATTCATCTCGCACCAGCAGAATTCTTGTAACGTAGAGTTCAAGCAGTGATTTCAGGTTCTGATCGGTCGTGTACTGGTCCGCACGTGCCAACCACTGGGCATAGCGCTGATTGGATTGATGACGCTCAACTTCACTACGGAAGCGTTCAATACCCTCGGCAACCTGAGCTCGCACCTCACTGCTTACCAATTCGTCGCGCAAACATTGCGTGAAAGATCCCACCGGTACTGCGTCCTGATTTTTCATACGCCGATCCAGGATATTCTGCGCATAGGAGACGAATTGGTTCACCCCTTTGGCATCGCTCCACATCCTGTCAAGGTTGTATTCACGCAGATCGCGCCCCTCGCGGGCACCCTGTGAGAGTAGTTCAGTGCCGAGTGCAACGGTACGTTCTGCTAACCAGATTGGGAGGGCGGGACGCATTACAGTCAGCTCGTCTACCAGAAGCGCCCTTTGCTTACGACGCAACTTGTGCATGTCATCGACCATCAGGAGCCGCTTAGCGGCAACAGCCCGCCCCTCATGGACGAAAATAACGGACTGCAACCAAAGTACGCCTTCAAATCGGAACTGAACGGGTAGCGCCATGTTGACAGCTCCCGTGAACGTGTCTAACTGAGCATAAACCTGTTGCTCGTGCTCCTCGGCCCAGGTCGCCAACTCCAAAGCGTTCGTTATTGCCGGGATGCCCTTTAGGCCATCCAGGGCAGAATGGTCGAGTGACACTTCAGCCAATTGCTCAGGAGTACTAAAGCCCAGCAACGCCCCCAAGCTGCGTAGCGTTCGCAGCACAATTCGACAATCCAGCAGCGCGCGGAAAAGGCCCTCGTGCTGCAGGCTTTCACTGGCAGGCAGATCGGCATACCCCGATGCGCAACTAAGATACACACCCAAAAGCTGCGGGCTTTCGCCTTCGGTTAGTAGTCCGCGATTCAGTAGTTTTTGGAAGGACTCTGACAATTCGGGACGATTGCGAGAGTGCCAGAAAGCACGTAGCGCGGACGGAGTGAATGCCCGCAGCAAAGTGGTCTTACCAGCACCAGGTGTGCTGCGAAACACGTGAACCGCACCATCGAATGCATCTTCGGCCAGTTTTTCTAAAATCTTTGGCGAGAAAAGACGTACAAACTCCATATCCGAAGTCGTGCGCTCAGACATTCGCTCCAGGAAAGGATTAACGTTGTATGCCATCAGAACTCCCGATGACGGCTGACCCTAGGGAACAGCCCGTGCGGCTTGAACTGTTCCGGCCCCCACAAAATATAAACCGAGTTATTCGGCGTGTTGTGTCCCAAAACCACTGGCAATGCACATCCGGCGAAACCCAGACTAGCCTCATTTGTCCCGCCTACGAGGAAGTGCTTATCGACCACACTACTGTTGGAGTAGGCAGGATTAGCAAGTAGCGCTTGCAAAGCAAGATTGACATTGTTGGTAAGCGAGACCTCAGGCTCGATTGGACACAGCACGCGCACTTGCAGAGGCTTGAAGCCATGATCCGTCGTGAACCGCTCTGACCAATATTCAATGTGGTCAATCGCCTGACGGGTTGCGGTGTAAAGCATTAAGAACACTTCATAGTGCGACGGGTCAACCATGCCACTCTGATGTAGCCGTTGGTAGATCTTTGGCAATTTTCCCTTGAACCGGCGAGAAGTACCGTCGTATCGGATGTAGGTATTGCCGCTACCCGAGAAGTCATCTAGTAACCAGATCAGATTGAAGTGTGGAGCATCTGACACGAATCCAGCGTGTGTCAACGATACTTTCAACCCTTCGAGCATGTCTTCAGCCTTTTCATCACCCAGCTCATAGGCTTGCCAGATCTGCTCGTTACTGATCTCTCCATCGCTAGCACGCCGCAATTCGTTGGTTCTCGCACCATCGCTCAAACCTAGATAAAGAGATGTCAAGCGCAGCTGCTCAAAACGTCGATGACGAGCAATTTCCTGGACTCTGAAGGAGGGGATCTCATGTTCTTCAGATACTAATCGGATACGCTCCTGCACGATCCAGTCGCGGTAAGCAGTTCGCACCAAATGGGAAAACTCGGTATCAGAAATGAACACCAAGTGTTCCATGACCAGTTGCAAAGCGGCCTGCCGATCCTGAGGTTCGAACTGATGAAGCCATAACGCCAAGCTCTCAATGAAGCGACGCCCTGGCCCGAAACGCTGGTAATGGTCATATTTGAAGTCGGCTAGGAGTTGCAGGGTAGGCAACACCTGTGGGACGATTTCCAAATCGTCCCAACCCATAACCTTGGCCAGTAACTTGGCTGCATTCTGGTCATGCATCGTCAGCAACTCCGTTGTCCCGCGCCTCAGGAAGATCCAGCCGAAATACGCCACCATCCTCTAGCGTAATTCGATCCAAGTACCACAGCGTAGCATCGACATCACGCTTCTCCGCGGGCGCAAGCTTCCAAGCCCGGTCTAGTCGGCGCGAAGGCATGTCCACACTTAGCGAGTATCGGTGCTCGAGCAACGCGGCATCATTACCCGGCCACGCCCCCTGATCACCCAAAGTCAGGATTTCGTAGGGGTCGACCTTGTTCTTCTGAATGATGTCGGCCACAAGAGCAGACTTGCTGACTCCTTTAGCAAGAATATCGACCGAATGCTTGCTCCGAACCATGGTGGAGAGATCGAGACCCGCTTGACGCAGAGCGTCGGCGATAACAAACCACATACCATCGGTCGTCAACCCTTCGGAAAACCGGACGCTGACCTGGTAGGGATGCGTAGTTCGATGTGTCAGGATTGGCACCCCCATCGACTTCAGACGTACCACGATGCGCGTCACATGACTGAGAAACTCGCTGGTCTCAGTCGAAGGTACTGGTGGCGTATCCGCTGCAGCAATCCAGCCCCCGTTGTATAGACCCAGCTTGATTCTAGGCAGGACGTCGCGCGGCATAACTTCTTCTAGGCAGGTCTGAATCGACCCTCCTCGACCAGAGGCAATGCCGACCACTACACCTGCACGTGCCAAACGTACCAGATGCTCCACGATACCGAGCGGCGGCGGCAATTCCTTGGTCTGAGAACTGCAAAGTGTGCCGTCATAGTCGAATACCAAAGCTTTGAAGCGCTGCGCACGAATCGTGTCAGCAAAGGCTCTTGCCGCACGGCGCATGGTTCCATGATCTCTCCGAGAAGGCCAATGCGCCCCTAGAACCTCATACTTGGATTGCTCCTCCGCTGGGCCTGCCGGCTGTGGCAACGGGATGACATCACGCAGATTCGCATAATGAATCTCTCTACCGTAGGTTGGCACCTTCGGCCGCCCTGGGTCGACACCGAGTTCGCGACCGACTGCTGCAACTAAATGCATCTGCGCTACAAGGCCAGTTATCAGATGAACCGGATCAGAGCCAGATAGCGGCATCGTCAGTGTCGGAATTTCACTAGGAAACTTGCTGCGCATTTCGTTCCACAGCTGGCCCAGAGATGGTTCGACCAGTGCCAAGATGGCGCAATCCTTCGGTCGCTGCGCTAACCACAAGTGTCGACCATGAGCAAACGAACGAAGATCGGCCAATTGAGTGTGCAGAAGCGCGCCCTCTGACAGCTTAGATTCCAAGTCAGTGGCTACAGCTCTCAGCAGCGGCGAATAGACGACCGTGAGTGCACCACGTTTAACCGCCTCGACAACGAATGGCCGGGCTACCCCAAGCCATTCTTGAACAGTCTGTTCACCCAATCGCAATTCTGTGACATTCGACGGCATGAGTTGAGGACGGCCATTGAGCTCCCCGTATGCTCGCGCCACCAGCACAGCGTCGAGCAACAGACTGTTGGTAGCAAGGTAACCATCCTTCTTCTCCAACTCAAAAACGTACGGCTTCACGCCCGAAAAATCCTGAACATGCTCCATAAGTGGGCTGTTCTGCCGATTAGTCAGCACATGCACCGTACGCGAACTGAAGCGTCGTGCGCGCTCAAGCGCCTCCACAATGTCGGGGTTTTTACCTTCAGCCGATATAAGAAAGACTGGGCTAGAGGAAGCCAATGATGGCGAGCAGATGATCTCCAGCGGTGTCGAGGGCCGAGAGACTCGGCCGGTGTAGGCTTCATGCAAGCTGCACAACAGGGATGCCACAGTGAAGGATCCTCCCGAACCCACACCGATCATGCTTGCTTCAGCGGTACTGGCGATTGCTAGTTTTAGCGCTCCGATGTCGGCGGCGCACGCCGCCGAGTAGGTATTACCCAACTGTGCGAGTTCACCCTCATAGTGGTTGGGCGACAACGCTGCTCCGTCAGCAATCATGCAGTTGCGGCCGCCCGTTTGGAGTCAAGCTTCGTACTCATCTTCGATGTCTTTTTAGCTACAACCGAATGCTTGGCGGCACTCTTGCGTGCAGGGCGTTGCATTGCATACACCGCACGAAGCTCCATCAACATCACCCCCAACATGTTCTCCCCCTTTCCTCCTACCTCACCCCAAAGTCGATTAACGGCGTTGTTGACGGTGCCCGCCTCCACAAGCCTGGCCTCACCGGTGGACAACAGAAGCTCACGCAGGTCTGCGTGCTGGTCGAACTTAGCACGCAGCACCGCACGCATTCGGTCGAATTTGATCTGAGCCCAATCGGGCACCACATCCCAGACATACAGACCGTGTGCCGCCATCGCGGCCAGGGCAGGAGTCGGCGCGTTGAGAATCCACTGGCGTACCGCCGGTTTGATCGCCTTGCCTGCCTGATATGCGTGTTCCGAGGTTGGGTAAACCGTCCCCTCAAATTCCACAGGACACCTAAACAGATTACTGAAGGCGCCGAACGGCTTCTCGTTTGCGCGGTAAAAACGAATTTCCTGGACGGCAATGCTGTCGGTGGCTGGGCGTTTGCGCGCTGTCTGCGGCGTCTTAGTCATTGGAGGGATTCCTTGGAAGATTGTTCGGGGCTCAGCCCCAACACGCGGCAGTGATTGACGATCAAAATTTCCAGCAAGCTGGTTAAGCTGCGGTGGTCATGCTCTGCCGCAGCCTCTGCTGCGGCCTTAATCTTTGGATCAATCCGGACAGTGATCGTGGCAGTCTTGATCTTGGGACGTCGCATGATGATCAATTGTCAATGTATGAAAGGGGAATGTGAGCGCTTAAATGTACTGCATTTTGCGGTACATAAAAGTACACATGTCTTTCGCAACGGCAATGATTCTGAAAGATTTGTATTTTTTGAATATTCACCAACACCTCCAGTTCCCCAAAGATTTATGACAGCTTGATGTGTTCAAGTTCAGAAGAAATTCTTTAAAAATTGGATGCACTCCTCAAAACAAAGATCTTTGTGTCACTCCTTGGTCAAATTTGAGCATTCTGTGCAGTTAAAGTACATCATATCATCATAATGATGATATGATGTACTGGAAATTAGCCTATCTGCAAGCAAAGGTTATTACTGGCATGAAAGCCCAGCGCGTCGAGAACTTGAGTCACGCCCAGCGCGAGCGACTGGCCTACATCGACTTTCGCCTGTACTTCCTCGGTGAAATCGGTCGTCCCGACCTGATTGAGCGTTTCGGTGTGGCTCCGGCAGGTGCGACGCGCGACTTGGCGCTTTACCGTGAAATCGCGCCGCAGAACATCACCTTTGACGGTAGAAATAAGATCTATCGCATTGGGCAGGAGTTCGCCCCAGTGTTCGACCACGCACCTCAGCGCGTGCTGTCAGCGCTGGCTCTTGGCTTTGGCGATGGCGTGAACGGGACAATGCAGTCCTTGCTGCCGTGTGAATCACCCACTTCCTTGAGCAGCCCAAAAATGGATGCGCTGGCCCCAGTCTGCCGGGCGATCCACGCCAACCGGCCAATCGCCATTCGCTACCAATCGATGAGTAGTGGAAAGACCGAGCGGATCATTGTGCCATTTGCCCTCGTGGATACCGGTCTACGCTGGCACGTCCGCGCCTTTGACCGCAAGAGCGGAGAGTTTCGGGACTTTGTCGTCACCCGTATCGAAGCGCCGACGCTGCTCGACGAGGAGCCACGGGCCAACGAACGTCCGGATAACGATATCCAGTGGACGCGCATCGTCGAGCTGGACTTCGTGCCGCATCCTCGCCTCGAGCGCCCTGAGATCATCCAGATGGACTACGGGATGACCGACGGCTCGATTCGGATGCGCGTGCGCGCAGCTGTAGCAGGCTACATGCTGTTACGCTGGAGTGTGGACTGCTCGTCCGACCACCATCTCAAGGAAGAACAGTATCGCCTATGGCTCAGCGATCCGCTTGCGCTTTACGGCGTAGAAAATGCAAAGCTCGCGCCAGGATATCGATCACCAATCAGTATTTGAAGAAATAACAAAATACGAATCGAAAAGAAAATAAAACTATGACTAGTATCCAACAACGCGCCGAACTACAACGCCGCATCTGGCAAATCGCCAACGATGTACGTGGGGCAGTCGACGGCTGGGATTTCAAACAATATGTACTCGGCGCCTTGTTTTACCGCTTCATCAGTGAAAACTTCGCCAGCTACATCGAAGGCGGTGATGACAGCATCCAATACGCCGAGTTGACAGATAGCGTGATCACTCCAGATATCAAAGACGATGCGATTAAGACCAAGGGCTATTTCATCTACCCCAGCCAGTTGTTTGCCAACGTGGCTGCTAACGCTAACACCAGCGTAAGCCTGAATACCGACCTTGCTACCATCTTTGCCGCCATTGAAGCGTCCGCCAACGGCTACCCCTCCGAACAAGACATCAAAGGCCTGTTTGCTGACTTTGACACCACCAGCAACCGCCTCGGCAACACTGTCAAAGACAAAAATGCCCGGCTCGCCGCAGTGCTCAAGGGCGTAGCCGAGTTGGACTTCGGCGACTTCGACGCCAGCCATATCGACCTGTTCGGCGATGCCTATGAATTCCTCATTTCCAACTACGCTGCCAATGCCGGTAAATCGGGCGGCGAGTTTTTCACGCCGCAACATGTGTCCAAGCTAATTGCCCAATTGGCGATGCACAAGCAAACCAGCGTCAACAAGATTTACGACCCCGCCTGCGGCTCCGGCTCGCTGCTACTGCAAGCCAAAAAGCACTTTGACGCGCACATCATCGAGGAAGGCTTTTTTGGGCAAGAAATCAACCACACCACTTACAACCTGGCGCGGATGAACATGTTCTTGCACAACATCAACTACGACAAGTTCAACGTTCAGCTTGGCAACACCCTGATCGACCCGCATTTTGGTGATGACAAACCCTTCGATGCCATCGTCTCTAACCCGCCCTATTCGGTGAAGTGGATCGGTTCGGACGATCCCACTCTGATCAACGATGAGCGCTTTGCCCCGGCGGGCGTTCTGGCTCCCAAATCCAAAGCCGACTTTGCCTTTGTGCTGCACGCGCTGAGTTACCTCTCGAGCAAAGGTCGCGCCGCCATCGTCTGCTTTCCCGGTATTTTTTATCGCGGTGGGGCCGAGCAAAAGATCCGTCAGTATCTAGTGGATAACAACTACGTCGAATCCGTGATTTCGCTAGCGCCTAACCTGTTCTACGGCACAACCATCGCCGTGACCATTCTGGTGCTATCCAAACACAAAACCGACACCACCACCCAGTTCATCGACGCCAGCGGCCTGTTCAAGAAAGAAACCAACAACAACGTTCTGCTGGACGCGCACATCGAACAAATCATGGCCGTGTTCGACAGCAAGGCGAATGTGGATCACGTTGCCCAATCTGTCCCTTTCGAGAAAGTGGCCGCCAACGATTACAACCTGTCGGTCAGTAGCTACGTCGAAGCCCGCGACAACCGCGAAGTCGTGGACATCAAGTCACTCAACGAGAAGATTGCAAACATCGTAGTGCGACAGACGGAGTTGCGAACGCAGATTGATGCCATCGTTGCGGAGTTGGAAGGAGAGGAAGCATGAGCCGGATTGATGATCTGATCGCCAAACACTGCCCGGATGGTGTGGAGTTCAAGGAACTTCAGGAGCTTTTCATCACGAGGAATGGCTACACACCTTCGACGACGAACAAAGCCTACTGGACTGACGGAACCGTGCCGTGGTTCCGAATGGAGGACATTCGCGAAAACGGACGAATTCTCGGCGAATCGTTGCAGCAGATTACCGAGGAAGCCGTAAAGGGCAGCAGACTATTCCCCGCCAACTCGATCATTATCGCAACTTCGGCCACCATCGGTGAACATGCGCTCATCACTGTTCCACACCTGTCAAACCAAAGATTCACATCGCTCGCGTTGAAGCCGGAGTTCATTGAGCGACTCAACATGAAATTCGTTTTTTACTACTGCTTTGTGCTTGATGATTGGTGTCGCAAGAACACGACGACATCTAGTTTTGCGTCGGTCGATATGAATGGATTCAAAAAATTCCGTTTCCCACTGCCGCATATAGAAGTTCAGCGCGAAATCGTGAAAGTGCTTGACACTTTCACGGAGCTGGAAGCGGAGCTGGAAGCGGAGCTGGAAGCGGAGCTGGAAGCGCGTCGGCGGCAGTACAAGTACTACCGCGACGCGCTTTTGTCGTTCGGCGAACGCACGGACGCTGAAGCAAGCAAGCAAGCAAGCAAGCAAGCAAGCAAGCAAGCAAGCAAGGATAACGACCTTGAGTGAGATTACAACCACTATTGCTTCGGGTAGAAACAAGCAGCGAATGAGTGAGGGTATCTATCCGGTCTATGGTTCGACTGGCCTTATTGGTTACTCAGACAAACCCGCCTACTCAGGAGATGCTCTTCTTGTGGCTCGCGTAGGTGCGAACGCAGGACTGGTCAATGCCGTGAGTGGCGACTTCGACGTATCCGACAATACGCTCGTCGTCCGCCCAAGTTCAGACTGGGATGTTCGCTTTGCATTCCATCAGATGACTCATATGAACTTGAACCAATATGCAGTCGGCGGTGGCCAGCCTCTTGTAACGGGAGGGCTTTTGAAGAACTTGAAAGTACTCTTGCCTCCACTCAAAGAACAAGAGCGCATCGCTTCCATCCTCGACAAATTCGACGCGCTGGTGAACGACCTGTCCTCCGGCCTGCCTGCCGAAATCAAGGCGCGCCGCCAGCAATACGAACATTACCGCGATCGACTGTTGAACTTCCCAAAGTTGGAAGAGGTAGCTGTCTGAGATGAGCAAAACGCTAACCGAAATCGCTCAACAGCTGGGAGCCGCCGACAAAAAGATGCAGCTGATCTATGCCTTCAACGGCATGGGCAAGACGCGCCTGTCGCGGGAATTCAAGCAGCAGATTGCGACCGAGGCCGACGGCGATGAAGACGCCGATCCAACCGCGCTGTCGCGCAACAGAATCCTTTATTACAACGCGCTCACGGAAGATTTGTTTTACTGGGATAACGATCTGGCGGGCAATGCCGAGCACAAACTGAAAATCCAACCAAACTCGTTTACCGACTGGGTGCTGAAGGATCAGGGGCAAGACCAGAACATCATCACAACCTTTCAGCGTTACACCAGCGATAAGCTCACACCGCGATTCAATGAAGAATATAAAGTCATAGGCAATGACGACAAGGAAAGCACCGTCAAAGCCTTCTCTGAAGTAACTTTCTCTCTTGAGCGTGGCGATGATGAACACTCCGGAAATTTGAAAATTTCCAAGGGCGAAGAAAGCAATTTCATCTGGAGCTTTTTCTACACGCTGATTGAGCAGGTAATTGGCGTTCTCAATGTTGCCGAGCCGGAAGAACGCGAAACAGACCAATTCGATCAGCTGAAATATATTTTTGTTGATGATCCGGTTAGCTCACTGGATGACAATCATTTGATTCAGTTGGCCGCGGATTTGGCGCAGCTGGTCAAATCAAACGAATCCAGTGTCAAATTCATTATCACGACGCACAATCCGCTTTTCTTCAATGTGCTTTGCAATGAGTTTGGTAGCGATGAAAAAACCGAGCGCTACAACTGGAAGGCAAAGTGGTTCAGCAAGTCACGGCTGGAGAAAAATGCGGACGGCAGTCTTCAATTGGTAGAGCAGCCAAACGATTCTCCGTTTGCGTATCACCTGCATCTGCTATCGCTGCTTGAAGAGGCAATAAAAAGCGGTCAGATCGAAAAATATCACTTCAATCTTCTCCGGAACATTCTCGAAAAGACGGCAACATTCCTCGGATACAAAAGGTGGGAACACCTTCTGCCGGAAACAGACGACGGCTTGCCCAACCCGTACGCAAAGCGAATTGTGAACTTCTCAAGCCATTCGAAACATGCTGCCGAAGAAGTGTCACCACTGAAACCTGAAGAGAGACAGGTTCTGGAAAAACTGGTCAAGCACGTTGTCGAGCAACATCGATTTTGGCAGGAAAAAACCACATGATCGAATACAGCACCATCGCCGAATCGAAACACTTCATCGTCCTGGACAAATACACACAGGAATGGAAAGTCGCAGAAAGTTACCAGAGCGAAAGCGATCTAGAGCGGGAATTTGTTCAAGATCTGGTCAATCAGGGTTACGAGTATCTACCCGGCCTCAATACGCCTGAGTCCCTGCTTGCAAATGTACGCGTGCAGCTGCAAACGCTCAACAACATGCAGTTTGCAGATGGCGAGTGGTTGCGTTTTGTCGAGACCTGGTTGGACAAGCCTAGTGATGGCATCGTTGAGAAAACCCGCAAGATTCACGACGACTATATCCACGACTTCGTCTTTGACGATGGGCGCATCCAGAACATCTACCTGCTGGATAAGAAGAACATCGCCCGCAACAAGGTGCAGGTGATCAAACAGTTCGAGCAGACTGGCAGTCACGCCAATCGCTATGACGTGACGATTCTGGTGAATGGCCTGCCGCTGGTTCAAGTGGAGCTAAAAAAGCGCGGCGTCGCGATTCGTGAGGCTTTTAACCAGGTGCACCGGTACAGCAAGGAGAGCTTTAACAGCGAGCATTCTTTGTTCAAGTATCTGCAGCTTTTTGTGATCTCCAACGGTACCGACAGCCGCTACTTCGCCAACACCACGGCACGCAACAAGAACAGCTTCGACTTCACCATGAACTGGGCGAAGGCGGACAACAGCCTGATCAAGGATCTGAAAGACTTTACCGCCACCTTCTTCCAGAAGCACACCCTGCTTAATGTGCTGCTGCATTACTCGGTGTTTGATGTCAGCAACACGCTGCTGGTGATGCGCCCGTACCAGATTGCCGCCACGGAGCGCATTCTGTGGAAAATCAACAGCGCGTATCAAGCCAAGAACTGGAGTCAGCTTGAGGGTGGTGGCTTCATCTGGCACACCACCGGTTCGGGCAAAACCCTGACCAGTTTCAAGGCGGCGCGTTTGACCACGGAGCTGGACTTCATTGACAAGGTGTTTTTCGTGGTGGACCGCAAGGATCTGGATTACCAGACCATGAAGGAATACCAGCGCTTTTCACCCGACAGCGTGAATGGCTCGGACAGCACCTCCGGGTTGAAACGCAATCTGGAGAAGGACGACAACAAAATCGTCGTCACCACCATCCAGAAGCTCAACAACCTGATGAAGAGCGAAACCGACTTGCCGATCTACGGCAAGCAGGTGGTGTTCATTTTTGATGAATGTCACCGCAGCCAGTTTGGTGAAGCCCAGAAGAACCTGAAGAAGAAGTTCAAGAAGTTCTATCAGTTTGGCTTTACCGGCACGCCGATCTTCCCGGAAAACGCCTTGGGCGCAGAAACCACTGCCAGCGTGTTTGGCCGCGAATTGCATTCTTATGTGATTACCGATGCGATCCGTGATGAAAAGGTGCTGAAGTTCAAGGTGGATTACAACGATGTGCGCCCGCAGTTCAAGGCCATTGAAACCGAGCAGGATGAGAAGAAACTCAGCGCGGCGGAAAACAAGCAGGCTTTGCTGCACCCGGACCGTATCCGCGAGATCACGCAGTACATCCTGAACAACTTCCGCCAGAAAACCCACCGTCTGCAAGCGGGCAATAAAGGCTTTAATGCCATGTTCGCGGTCAGCAGCGTGGACGCAGCCAAGCTGTATTACGAGTCGTTCCGGGATCTGCAGAAAGGTAGCCAAACGACACAGCGGCCATTGCGAGTGGCCACCATCTTCTCGTTTGCGGCCAACGAGGAACAGGATGCGGTCGGCGACATTCAGGACGAAAGTTTTGATGTCTCGGCCATGAACAGTAGCGCCAAAGAGTTTTTGAGCGCAGCCATCGCGGACTACAACGCGCTGTTCAAAACCAACTTCAGCGTGGACAGCAACGGTTTCCAGAACTATTACCGCGATCTGGCCAAGCAGGTCAAAGCCAAGGAAATCGACCTGCTAATTGTGGTAGGCATGTTCCTGACCGGCTTTGACGCCCCCACGCTGAATACCTTGTTCGTGGACAAAAACTTGCGCTACCACGGGCTTATGCAGGCTTACTCGCGTACCAATCGCATTTTTGACGCCACCAAAACCTTTGGCAATATTGTCACCTTCCGCGATCTGGAGCAGGCGACAGTCGACGCCATTACCCTGTTCGGTGACACCAATACCAAGAATGTGGTGTTGGAGAAGAGTTACAAGGAGTACATGGAAGGCTTTACCGATGCGGCCACCGGCGAGGCGCGGCGGGGATTTTTAGAGGTGGTAAAGGAACTTGAGCAGCGTTTTCCTGACCCTGCAGCCATTGAAAAAGAGGCAGACAAAAAAGCCTTTGCGAAACTGTTTGGCGAATATTTGCGCGTTGAGAATGTGCTGCAAAACTACGATGAATTCGCCAGCCTGAAAGCCTTGCAAAGCATCGATTTGACCGATCCAGCGGCGGTGGAAGCGTTCAAGGCCAAACACTATTTGAGCGATGACGATCTGACATCACTGCAAGCTATAACGCTCCCTGCTGAGCGGAAAATTCAGGATTACCGCTCGACTTACAACGATGTGCGCGACTGGCAACGCCGTGAAAAAGCAGGGACTGAGAAGGATAAATCTGCTATCGATTGGGATGATGTGGTCTTTGAAGTGGACCTGCTTAAGTCACAGGAAATCAATCTGGACTACATCCTTGAACTGATCTTCGAACACAACAAAAAGATCAAGAGCAAGTCGGACCTGGTGGATGAAGTACGCCGGGTGATTCGTGCAAGCCTGGGTAATCGTGCCAAAGAGAGCTTGCTGGTCGACTTCATCAATCAGACTGATCTGGACCAGATTGGCGACAAGGCCAGCGTGATCGATGCCTTCTTCACCTTTGCGCAAGCGGAGCAGCAGCGTGAGGCGCAAGAGCTAATCAGTGCGGAGAACTTGAATGATGAGGCGGCACGTCGCTATATCGCTACTTCACTCAAGAGAGAGTTTGCCAGCGATAGCGGCACGGAACTGAACGCCGTGTTGCCCAAGATGAGCCCACTGAACCCGCAATACCTTACGAAGAAGCAGAGCGTGTTCCAGAAAATCGCCGCTTTTGTGGAAAAGTTTAAAGGCGTGGGTGGGAATGTCTAAAAGGCTTCAAGGGGAATTTTTATGACATTGAATTTAGCGCAAACCGTACTTAGCTACTTGAAGGCTCGGCCGGATGAGAAGTTGACTGCCCGGCAGATTGCCGAGTGGATTTTTGCCACGTTCCCAGAGGAATGCCAAGCGAAGAAACAGAGCAGCCAGTTCGTGACCACTGACGCTGAGCTGGTGCAACAGCTGGTCGCAGAAATTAGCTCGCAGCGTCCGCGTTTGCAAAGACGACACCCAGAGTTGAAGACGACCGAGGGTCGACCGCGCAAATACTATTACTCGGAAAAATCTGACATTGCCGAAGTCGCGGCGGCTGAGAGCGTAATTGCAGCCTCAACGGCTGAGAGTGGTGATGTCAAGCTCGGTGAACATTCCTTGTACCCCTTACTATCGTCATACATGTGGGAAGAGTTCGGTATCTATTCGAAGCGCATCGACGAAAAGCGATCGTCGAATAAAAGAGGGCCCAATGGCAACCGTTGGCTCTACCCGGACGTGGTCGGAATGGAAGATTTGGGCGCTGATTGGCATCAAGAGGTCCGAGATTGCGTGAATCAATATTCCGATAAGCGCACCAAGCTGTGGTCGTTCGAGGCCAAGCTGTTGATTAACCGATCGAATGTTCGCGAATGCTTCTTTCAGGCTGTTTCCAACTCGTCATGGGCCAATTTCGGCTATCTTGTCGCAGCGGAAATTGAAGGCCAGGACACGCTCAAAGAATTGCGAATGCTGTTCGCAGCGCATGGTATCGGCCTGATCAAATTAGATGCTGACAACCCGACTGAAAGTCAGGTGCTGATTCCAGCCCGTGAAAAGGACGAGATCGATTGGGACATGGCCAACCGCCTGGCAACAGAAAATCGGGATTTTCTGAAATACGTGACGCTGGTAAAACAGTTCTACCAGACCGGTGAGGCGCGCCCGGCGGATTGGGACGTTCCGGAAATGAAGGACTGACGGACTATTCCAAATGGCCGATTACGTCGAGACGTTGGTCACCGCGCTGAAATACGCCGAACCATGCATCGCGCGAGTCAGCATGCACGCGACCAAGCAACAACGCGAATCCCTCGCTGTCGCACCCCTTCGAGGTGGCAAAGTCGGTTGTATCGAATTTAGCTTCGCGCACCTGCGTCGTGGCCACAGACTTCATGGCCGATTCGAATAAGTTGAGCAATTTTTCTTTCAGATCGACATCGATGTTGCGAGCGATGACGTCGTCGATGATGGCACTCTTGAATCTGTAGCTCATTTCATACTCCTTTAATCGTGCTGACATGAACGCTCTTTTGCACGCCAACACCAAGTTCTTCAGAAGACTCTAGGATCAGGTGTTGCTTCGTCGCCAATAGTTCTCCGTAATTTATTGAAGAGTTTTTGACTCGCGCTCATACCACCGCTGAATTTCAATGAGCATCAACGTAGTCTGCGCAGCATCCCTGCTCAGTTGCTCGCAGCTCACTTCTCCCGCATCTCCTGAGGGAGCAGGTAGAGGGTCGGAGCGGGCTGGAGCAACTCCGGCGGGAGCTTCGGGAACGGCGGACAGATCCCTGCCACCGGATGAGGGGATGTTGCACACCCCGCCAGCGCGACTGTCAGGCTGGCGATCAGCCAGCAGCTTTGACCTTTTTGTGTATTCATTTGAGATTTCCTGCGTGATTTGAGATTGGGTCAGCCGCACATCGGCTACGTGCTGCTCTTGCATGGCCTGGGCCTGCGCGATCTTTTGCTTCTCGGCATCCCAAGCTTTCTGGACACGGGACTCCCCCATCTGCACTCCGCACAACAACGCCATGAGCAGCAGGAGTGCTTCCAGGATGTGCGACCAGTTGGCCAGCAAGAATCGGGGGAGCCAGTTCATGCAGTGCCTCCGTCCAAGTCCAGCAGGTTGTGCTGCTTGATCAGGCCAACGACCTTGTCCGCATATGCGGGGTCGGTCGCATAACCCGCCTGCGCCAGTGCCTTGGCAAAACCCTGGGCCGTGGTGCAAGCAAAGCAGGCCTTGTAGCGGGGGTTGCGCTTGAGGAACGCGGCGTGGTCATCGATGCTGGCCTGCCAGCTTGGGTACTTGCGCCAGAGAGCTGGCACCACCACCCACTGCCCTTTGATGAACTCCTTGGTATTCAGGGTCAGGGTCTGGCCGCGCCAGAGGCTGTCCGCTTTGATCCCAAAGAGGTTGTTGCCATTCTTAGCCAATCCAGACTCCCCCCAGGCGGACTCAAGGGCGGCCTGTGCGATCGTGATGCTGGCGGGAACACCCGTGGCTTTGGCTGACGCGATGGCGGCCGTGGTGAGCCGCATGATGAATTCACTGGGATTCACAGCATCTCCTTCACGTCCTTGGCCACCTCGTCAATGGAGTCGTCGCGGCGCTTGTCAATGAAGGCAAAAGTCCAACGCACCATAGCCCACCCAGGCAGGCCACAGGCAAAGATCAACCCACCCAGGGCGCACAGCCCCATGGTTGAGAAGGCCCAGTGGTGCAGTCCGAAATGCTCGACGGTAATGGCGCCGCCACCAATGCTGGACACCACGGTACTGATCAGGCCCACGGCCCACTCCCGTTTGTTGCGTGGCGGGGTCATCAGCATGACCACCACCGCAGCCAAGGTGGCTCCACTGGCGGCTGCGGCTGCAGTTCCACCCAAGGCCTTATAGGCCACCGCTGCTCCGGCGACCCCGCTGCTTGTCGGTTCTGGCATTCGTTTCTCCAAAAGAAAAGCCGCCAGGGCGAACCATGGCGGCAAAGAACAAGAAATTGATATGGATTGGTGAGTCAGGCCTATGCGGCAACGACTTCAATCGGAAACGTTTTTCGTTTGTGCAACGTCGGGACAACTGTCTCCATGTCACCCCCCGTTTCTACGAAATCCAGACTGATGACCTCCAAACCGGGATGCCTGCTTCCTCGGATGGCATCTGCCTCAATTCGCGTCAGGATCAGGCCCTGGGTCTGGTAATACAGCGCAGCAGCCATGACCGCCAGGTTGTGCGAGAACGAGTTGTCACAAGCGTGGCTCCAATAGTCGCCCTCAAGGAACAGACAGGCACCCTTGCACAACTGCACCACAGGGCAGCTTGGACATTCATGGCGCGTGCTGAAGTGGTAGGCCGTGTTGAGTGCAATGTCGTCAAACAGTTCAACATGCCCGATCCTGTGCTTCGTCGAGGCACTCATGTTCTGGCATGTCATGACATTGCCCTTCATGTCCACCGCGATCGAATCATCCCGGTCCATACCGCATTTCTGGCCCAGGGAAGCCAGCGGTCTGGACTGGGCTTGCGCGCGCATGAATTCATCGACCTTGTCGCGCATCGTCCCCACAGCCATGCCCGAGCCGGTCACCAGCTCCCAGAACATCTGGTGGCGATAACGGTCGTGATCTGCCCCTTCCAGAGACAGCGACATGCCCCCCTGGTCATAAGGCAGCATCACCTCTTCGGTGGCCAGCACAATGGCCTGAACTGGCAGGTCAAGCTTTTCAGCGAAGAAATGCCGAACGGCCTTGAGGGACTGGTTGTGCCGGTGCAGCACTGTGTTGAAGCTCATCCGGTCCAGTGGCATTCGCCGGGACACCCAGCGCTTGATTTGGGCCAGCTTCTCGGGGTCTTCCAGCGGATCTGGCCCTCGGAAGGACTGCGCAGGGCCGTCATGTGACAGGCCGATCCCGATGTCCAGCGCCTCCACCCAGGCCAGCTTTTCATCATCAAAGAGCGAGCCGTTGGTCACGATGGACAACTGCGCATTGGGGTAACGCACCTTGACGGCTTCACCCAGTGGCTTGAGCAGCTTCCAGTACACAAAGGGCTCGCCACCCCAGAACTCAATCTTTACATCTGCGCCCTGCCCGTCCGTGCCTCCGGCAAACCAGCCTTCAAGCTGCTGCATGAATGGAGCGACATCTTCAGGGTGACCGTCGATGTCATGGGGTTGGTGGGCCTGAGAGCAGTACTGACAGGTGTAGTTGCACTTGAGGCCCAGCTGCAGTTTCAGGTGCCGGATGGCTCTCGATTTCCCTGTAGGATTGCTCGGGTGATGTACATGCCAGAACGGCTGCCATTGCATGTCCTGCTGCTTGGGGAACGCCTGCGGGAGGGGCAAAGCCTCCCCACTGTTTTTCCACACCAAGCTGGAATAGTTGGGATCGTAGAGAGCTTGCCGTTCAAAGCCATTGCGCCCATTGAGAGTGAGCGTGAATGTCATGGCGTGGGCTCCTCAAACGCGATGGGATAGGCCTCACGGCAGACCTGGGACGGGTCAACGCCGGGCATCGTTGCCAGATTGAATGTGTGACGACCTGAGGCTTTCCCCTCAGAATTAGTGACCAATACGGTCATCACCAGGCTCGACGCATCGACCTGTACGACCTTGACCTCGTAGCCCGGTCGGGTTTGAAGATTGAGATTCATTGATTTGACTCCATGGGATGGACTTGGGCGTGCGCCCGGATCTGTTCGGCTGACCAGGTTTGGTCACCGCCAGAGTCGTCACGGTGGGTGAAGCGGACATTGGTAACGATGGCGACCTTGTCGCTTGCGGGATCGAACAGCGGAAACGTGGAATGCTCCAGATAACCCGGAAAAATGAACAACGCCCCTGGAAGGGGCGTCTGTGCGAAGAGCTTGTTTTCGTGCCGGAGCATCCAGTTGGCCTGCACTGGTCTGGGGTCGTGAAAACACAGGGCGCCAGGCATTCCGACTTCATTGCGTCCCTCTGTTGGACCTAGATGAACCCGGGGGTAATAAGTGGCCACCAATTGGTTGCCGACATGTCGGTGCGGGATGGCCCACTTTCCCAAACCGCGCTGGCGGTTCACGAAGGTGTTGTAGGTCATGGCCAGATCAGAAGGCTCTAGCGAGGGATACGCTTGCCGTACATAGCTGGCGACTCTGTCCTCGATGCAGGCCAGCAATCGCAGTAGTTCTGCACTGGGCTGCTCGCGCATCATCGACACCGTGTCAGCACGATGTGAAAGCTTCGCAGCGTTCTGGGTGTGGCGCTCGTAAAAACGCTCGGCTTGCTGCGTCAACGACTCGCGCACATCCTCAAGCTCATCAAGCTGATCGATCAGAACGTGGCTGGGCCACAGGCTCAGCAACCGGGGTGAAGGGGGTGTCATCGTGTCAGATCTCCATCAAGAATCATCTGTACTGGGTGTTTGCGGCCATAGAACCGGTTCGGTCGGTAGGTTCTGCTGGGGTGGTCAAACTCGATCCAAGGCCAGACACTGAAATGCATGCTGCAGCGGCTTCCCATCCAGGAGTCCCGATTGACCAGCGTGTGTTCGTAACCCGAGCAGTTCATCCACAGGCATTCACCGAGGTTGAATTTCAGATCACCTACGCCATCGATGGACAAGGCCACACCGGACGATACCGCCAGACAGATGTCCAGCCGGATCTCCTCGAAGACCGAGGTATCCCGGTGTGGATGAACCAGGGCCTCATCGCGTGGGTTGGGCGGGACCAGAACCGTCAGACGCCCGGAGCCAACCGTGAGCGTGAACTGATCAAGCATTGCTCCGATCTCCAGGTAACACCCGACAGGCGAGCGATGCACAAATGCCAGATGGTCTGCACCGCTAAAGCGGCCTGGGTTTTTACAAAGATAGGGGTCCATTGCGGTCACGGGCTGCCCCGTATGCGCCAGAGACAGATTGCGGAAATAACCTGGACTGGCCTCACTGACCTGAGTCTCCCAGACCTGCGAATCGAAGCGATCGAACGCCATAGCAAAAGCTTGCTCTAGCCGACTGGGAACCTCGACGCCAGGCACAGCTCGGATCGCCACGAGCTGGTCCAGCGCAGAGTCGGATACCGCCGCTACGGCTGATTCAAAGTCTGTCTCTTGCCGCAAGTACGCGGCCACCGTCATGTGATTGGGGATGCTGTCTGCATGTACCTCCCACATCAGCTCACCTCTACCGAGGCACTGACCTTGTGGCTGAAATACTTGAATCCGACCTTGATCAGCCCACGGTCCTGAGCCGACAGGCCAAGGGCCATCCAATTGAAGTGCGCCTCGCCATCAACGAGGGCCACCTTGGTCTTGGGCAGAAATCCTGCTTCACATTCAAGGTAAAGGACGCCACTGCGTGTCTCAACCGCAGGCATGCCATTGGTCTCGTAGACCGGCTGGATCAGACGCACGCTACAGGGAACGGTTGCCCCAGCTGCACAAGTGACAGGCACATCCAGTTCGAGGGATGGGAGAACTGCGTTGTAGAGCGAGACCCGCGAGCGCACTTCCACGAACTCGGCAAAGCCCTCTGGCGACATAGATTCGGGTGAATAGACAAGTACCGCCACTTCCTCAATTGGGCTGTCCTCAAAGGGCACAAAAAACAGCACCGTACGCGGATGCAGCGGTCGCCCCAACAGGAACGGATTCTTGTGCAGGTTTGTCTGCGGGAACACCGAGTGCAAATGACCCAGATCGTCCCAGCCAAACCGAGCTTCAAGGGCCCAGTTGGTGTGGATGCCCCAGTGCTTGCCTAGGTCGGTGTGTGACTTGATGGCTTGCGGATCGAAAACAAAGGGGCGTGAGCCATATTCCTTTTCGTGGGTCTCCGGGTGAATTCGCCACGGTGTCACGGTGATCGTCTGAGCCTGCACATCGCGCTCGACACGGTAACTCACCGGAAAAGCGCCAAACGATTCGGCCGGCGACGGGATATTGAACAGCCGTCCGCCAACGGTGCTGCTGTCAGTCATGGTGATTCCTTTCAGCAGTCCGTGCTGCAGTTGCAATTGCAGTTGCAGTTGCAATTGGTGCGGCAATTGAAGGCTGTGTTGCCGCAATTGCAGTTGGTGTAGCTTCCACAGTTGCAGTTGCAATTGCAGGCTCGATACCAACGGTGGTACTCGCCGCCACCGATCTCGTCTTGAGCCAGGTAATAACCGTCGTAGTTCCACGCAATGGATGGGACGGCGTTGTAGGCGTAGGTCGTCCCTCCGACACCGTCGTACTGACCTGAATTCGCACAGTAGTTGAATCCCAGACCCCAGGTCCACCAGCTGGTATTGGAGGGCTTGAAATAAGCATTGCCTGCGCAATTTCCCGTGGGCAGGATGCCGTTGCAATTGCCTGTCAGGTCGTCGTAGTACTGGTTGCTACGTCCCATCTCGCCAATGTCCTGGCCATCGTTCAGTCGATATCCAGTGTTACGTGCGTTGTCTGCAGCACCGGACTGCGATGAATAGATCACAGCACCATTGGCCATGTACAGCGAGCCGGTCATCGTGTCGCCCGCCTTGGCCAGACGACTCGTGAGGTCAATGGGTACGGTGGCATTGCCAGTGGCATCCGGTGCGTTGCCATTGACTGAGCGCACGAAGGCCGTGGAGTCATAGCCATCGAGCTTGTCGGCGTCTGCCGCCTTGGCGGTGATTCCTAGGTATGCGGCATTGTGGTTGTGGCCCAACGAGGCATAAGCCGCATCATGGTTGTGCCCGGCCAATGCAAAGCCGGTCGAGTCGATGCCATCGAGCAAATCTGCATTGGCCACCTTGCCCACCGTGGCCGACAGGTCGATGACCATCTTCCAGGAGGCCGGGCTCACCACCGTGAGGATGTAGAGCTTTTGCTCATCGGTCCTGAAGCATGGCATGCCCAGCTGCAAGTTCACAGTCGGGAATGCCGTTCCACTGCAGAGTGACAAGGCAGTCTTGTCGTTATTCAGGATCTGCGAGAGCGAATCCGAGAGCGTCGTCGAGGATGGGATTTCGGTGTAGTTCTGCATTTGGTTTCTCTTCAGTAACCCTGTGCGACCCAGGAGATGGCACCCGTCACGCGGGTGCCGGAGGTGTTTTCAAGAACAGCGGTGAAGCCAGTGATGGAGACCGTCCCCAGGATTCGTGGAACGGCGATGGTGGTGCCACCCTTGAAGGTCAGCGTGACTTCGGGTGCCACCCGGAACTGCCGGGCAAAGAGCACCACCACGCCACTGGCGGCCGTGACCACCTGCGCCGTACCCCGGTCAAAGACATCGGGCACGTCCACCGTTACGCGCAGGCCATCGATGTAGCCCCGGTCTGCATTACTGGAGGTCAGGATTGCCCTGAACAGGGCGCGCTGGTAGGTGTAGTCGCCCTGGATGAAATCCCGGAAGTTGGTGTACCCGGGCGGATGGCCGGACTCCAGGATGTCCATGAAGTCCTGCTCCGTGATTTCCGTATTGGCCACGATCATGTCGCTGATGACGCCATTGGCCCGGCGCCGGTATTGCTCGGCAAGGTTCAGCGCTTCACTGAGCTTCAGAGTCTGGGCCCGCCGCAGTGCCTCGGCGATGGCAAAGCCTTCGCTGATGGCCAGGCGGTAGGCAACCGTGCGCCCCAGCGCCTCGGCAAAAGCGAACGACTCCGAGACCCGTTTGACCTGCGAGCGGGCCAACGCATCACTCATGGCAAAGCTCTCGCCCTGCGGCTTGGTCAAGGCCTTGGCTGGCTTTTCTGCAAAGTTCAGGTTTTCTGCAACCCGCAGGATGTAGGCAATGAGGTCCGTGTAGGTCTCGGCCAGCGCCAGCGATTCAAACTTGCGGAGCACCAGTTGCCTCGCCAGCTCTTCGGCCACCTGAAACACCTCGAACACAGCCTTGGTGCCAGAGCGGGCGTACTTCTCGGCGAAGGTCAGCGACTCCACAAAGCGCAGCACGAAGGCGATCAGGTCGGTGTAGGTCTCCACAAAATTCAGCGTCTCGAACTTGCTGAGGGTCACCGCACGGCTGGCTTTTTCCGAGAAACTCAGGCCCTCGGAGCTGCTCTTGATGCCCAACTTCTGGACCAACTCGACAAAACTCAGGTCCGTGGCCACGCTCAGGGCGTAGACCGCTGGATAGGCACTTGACCAGTTCTTGCCTGCCGTGGCGCTGCTCCAGGCGAACTTTCCCGAGGTCCAGTTGTAGTTCGCCCCCGGGGCGCTGGAGACGTTGACAGTCTCGGCCATCTCACGCGCCCGATCAGCTCATGGTGAAGGTGAAGACGGCCGTGAGGCTGTCATCAACCCCCTTGTTGACCACCGGAAAAACCACCCTGTCGAACATGATGCCCGCTGCAGCCGCATTGAAGACCCCCGCCTCCGTGAGAGCCCCGGTGGCGTCGCCTGCCGCATAGCTGGCCGTGAAGGTGAACACCTTGGTGCCAGCGGTGTGGGCGTAAGTGGCCACGTTGCGCTTGATCTCGGTCACCAGCGCCGTCTGCGTGGCGGCAGCAGCGGTGGTGCCAGTGCCCACCGCGATCCAGCCCATGACGCCCGGGCGGCTGCCCGCGTTGCCAATGGCGTCGGCCACAAAGTCGAAGCCGCCATTGACAATGATGTTGTCCTTGTGGACCACTTCGACCTCGCCCGTGGGCTTGGCCAGCACCAGCGTAATCGAGCCTTTGATGCTCATGCCCTCTTCCATCATGGGTCATTCCCTTTCTTTGGGGTTTGCAAATGAAATGGGCGCCACACCTTGCGATGCAGCGCCCGTGTTTGGGGAATTCCCCGTTCAATAAAGCTTGAGTGCCGTGTATCCGGCCGTGGGTGCCAGTGCCTTGCTGGCACTTTGCACATCACCGCCCATCTTTCCGACAAAGAGCCTGCGCTCGGTGGCCGTCTGGCATACGCCCAGGCAGATCCGGTCGCTGACGTTCACGGGGTATGGCACCACGATTCGGTTAAAGAGCTGGTCCTCCAGGAAGAAGGAACCCGCCACCGCATCGAAGCCAACCAGCAGGCTCACACCCGTGCCAGTGGCAGTCCAGATGACCGAGGTGGTGATCTGGTTGGGGATGAACCAGAAACTCACATGGAAGATGCCGGGGATGCTCACGGCCCAGGAAACCCTGGTCGTGTCCTTGACCAGCACCCCGCTGCCGTAGCGCCCGTCGCCATAGCTCACCCCAACGGCTTCCCCGCCACCCGGACTACCGTACCCCGACAGCGCCCCGTTGAGGCGCCAGCCGTACAGTTCGTCTGCCTGCAGCGCATCCTCACGCGCCATCTGAAACCGCGCCTCGATGCTCTTGAGCGCACCGTCGTAGGTCCACTGCCGCTTGGCCGCATTGCTGCTCCAGACGTAGTTGGCCGTCAACCAAGTCTCCCGGTCGTCCAGCGTGGCCCCGATGCTGGCCAGCAGCGTGTTCTGCGCCCGGTAGCTGGTGGGCAGGTTCACCTCGAAGAGGTACTCCGACTGCGTCACACCGCTGTCCATGCGCAGCACATCCTCACTGTTGACCGACTCGACCGAGGCAAAGTGCTTCACACCGGGGAACCGGGTAGCCTGCGCATCGATGGTCACCAGCAGGTTGGCGTTTTGCGGCTGGGCCACCACGGTGGAGACAAAGGTAGCCTCATCCGAGTAGATGCCGGGCGATGCGATCGCCTTGATCCAGAAACTGCGCTCACCGTCAAAGCCCGAGGGCAGCGTGAAGCTGCTGGACTTGACCTCGGCAATGAAGATCGAGGTGTCCCAGGCTGTGCCTTCGCGCAGCTCATAGGCCACCACCTCCGGCTCGGCATTAGGCAGCCACCGAAACTCCAGCCGGTTGGCCGACTGCACCACGTCGAACTGTCGCACCGACGCAGGAGCCAGCAGAGTCAACAGAAAGGTGGTGACGTGCTGGCTGTACTTTCCAGAGGTGTCGAAGGCCCGGATGAAGTAGTTGTACTGGCCCGATTCGCTCTGGTCATGCACGAGTTGGGTGCCAGCGGTCTGCCCAACCAGAGTACCCGCATCCCAGCCCGTGCCAACGCGAACCTCGTACCCGGCCAGATCGGCATCGGTGTTGGCGCTCCAGCTCAGCAGCAGATCGCTCGTGCGGCGCAGGACCACAAAGTCCTGCACATCATCGGGCGGCTGCAGCTTGCCCAGGATGGTCTGGCTCAGGGTGGCCGAGGCTCCAAGCTTGCCGGAGACCCCCACCGCCCTCACCGTGAACACATAGTCCCCGGTGTCGGCGTTGCGGACTTCCAGATAGGTGCCAGAGACCCGAGGCAAGGTGACGGTGTTGCCGCCATTGACCCGATAGCTCACCTGGTACTCCAGAGACCCGAATACCTGCTCCCAGCCCACCTGGATGAGCACGAGGGCCTGGTCTTTGACACGGTACAGGCTCTCGGTGACTGCCAGCCCCGTGGGGGCCAACGGCGTGGTGGAAAGCACCGTGATGTCCCGTGGCTGCAGGGCCAGACCCTGCTCGATCGCGCCGTACTTTTCCGGGTTGTGAGCCAGTGCCGTCACTTCGTGGATGCCCGGCTCGCTTTCGGCGACCTGCACCACCCTGAACAGTTGGACGTCGACCTGCGTGGAGGCCAGCACCCAGATGGCCCCCACCTGTGGGGCCGTGGAAAAAACACTGGTCACGCCGACCGTGCGGCCAGACAGGGAGCCGACTTGGCGCTCCTCCACTGACCCCGTGGGCAACACCACCGAGATGCGCCAGGAACCTGTCGGCAAATCCTGGTCCAGCGTGACGCTGGTGGTGGCGGCTGCCGCGATACGACCACCCAGCCTCAAGCCACCACGGCTGACATCTGCCACCTTGATCACATCACCCGGGCGCACCACTGCACCTTCGAGCCCGGTGCGGAAGGTGATGATTTCCGATTCGGACTGCTCCGAATACAGCAGCCACTTGCCCACCCGGTTGGCCTGGCCCCGGGAGGTGCAACCCATGGCCACAACATCGGCCTGCACAACGCCGTAGCGGGCAATACCCGCCATGTCCTCGACGTATTCCACCTTCTGGCGGTAGAAGTCATCCGGGTCGGTCCAGCTGACCAGGGCTACGGTGTGCCGTGCTTTGGCTGAGGACCCCTGGTAGGCGAATTCGCCATCGATCACATTGGCGGCCGTGAACTGGTAGACCGGATCCTGCGGCGCATCCTGGGTGACGGTGATGGCACCGCCCGACCAGTAAGCCATGCCCCGGAAGATCGAGGCCATGTCCTGCACCACTTTGTAGGCCTGCTCGCGGCTTTGCAGGTACAGGTTGCAGGTGAAGCGCGGCTCATAGCCGCCCAGGCCATTGGGAACCAGCTCGTCACAGTAACGAGCCACCCGGTACAGCGCCCACTTGTCCACCTGCGACTCGGGAATGAAGCTGCCCAGTCCGTAGCGGGTACTGGTCACCAGGTCATAGAAACACCAGGCCGGGTTGTCCGTCCAGGCCACCTTGAAGGTGCCGTCCCAAACCCCGGCATACGACCGGGTCTCGGGGAAGTAGTTCGAGGGGATCCGAACGCGCAGGAGCTTCAAGTCATAGCTGCGCCTTGGGATCGAGGTGAATTGGGATGCATCCACCCGCAGGGCCATCAGGGCGCTGTTTGGGTAGCGCAGCTTGCTCTCGATGACCTCGGTGTAGGACTCCAGAAACGTCTTGTTCTGCAGGCTGGTCTGGGTCGAGTCGGCCGTGATGCGGCGCAGACGCACATCCCAGGGGCCCGTGCCAGTCAACGGGATGTAGTAACTGCGCTGGTAGCGGGAAGTGGTTTTTCCCGAGACCGTGTCCGAGAGAACCTGCACAAAGCCTGCGCCGTGCGCCTGCACATCGATGGCGTAGCTGACCGAGGTGCCGTTCAAGTCTCCGTTTGTCGTGTCCTGCAGCGTCAGGGTCGGGATGCTGACCTTGATGCGCACGGCATCCACATCCGGGTCGTTGATGGTTCGCACCACCGGCTGGTTGGCCTTGCATTCGACCCCCACGGCCACCTCGTTTTCGACTGAAGAAAAGCCAGGGATGTAGCCTTGCTGCTGGGTGCCGGGACGGGTTTCGAGCGTGACGCCCGTGAAGTTGTAGCTGCCATCGGGATTCTGGATCGGGGTGTCGTCCAGGTAGACCGACTGCAAGTCAGCGGCCAAGCCTTCGATCTCCCCCTCGCAGACGAGGTCCACCACCCGGGCATAGGCCTTGGAGCGCAGGCTGTCGGGCGCTTCCTGCGCCACACGGGCGCTGCCGCCACCACTCTTGCCACCACCTCCTGCGCCGATGATCAGAGAAGCGCCATGGGTGCTCATATCGGGATCTCATCCACATCAATGCCCGCGCTGATCACGGCCGAACCGACGATGAGGCGGCCGTAGCCCACCGGTACAGGGTGTCCCTGCGCCGTGGTGTTGACCGCCCCGTTGAAGACATAACTGGGCTGGTTGCCTGGGCGCTCGGACGGGTCCTGCGCCTTGGCCGTTGGAGCAATCATCTGGGCCACACCACCCAAAATCATGGAAGTGCCCACCGAATACAGCGTGGCCTGAGACAGAAATGAACCTGCTGCGGCCCAGCCCATCGGGTTCCACCATGACACGGCGATCAGCGCAGCACCCAAAAGAATCTGGCCCAGACCGTTGCCTCCTGCCCCGGATACGACCGGGGCGATGGTGATGCGTTGCTGGCCACTGGGCTCGTGCAACCGGTCCAGGCTCAAAGCATCACGCCCGGCCAGTACCCGGTAGCCCACCCCGCGCTCACCCGAGGCCACCAGCTCCCGCTCGAAGCCGGAAAAGTTGGCACAGAGGGCTCGCACGGCCTCGGCGGCTGAAGCCACCGCCATCTTGTGGCGTCGCCCGAAGCGCTTGCCCAGTTCACCGAGAAGAAGGATCGTGACCATGCAAGAACTCGTGTCTCAGTGTGTGGGTGGTGATCTTTTGCCAATAGCCGCCATAGACATCGCGACTGGAGAGTCTTCCCTGCAGGTGGTGCAGGATCAGACCATCGCCCAGGTAAATGGCCGCGTGATTCGGTACAGGCGAAGCCACCTGCATGAGCAGCACGTCCCCGACGTCCATGTCGTCTGAACTCACAGCAGAGAACCCTGCTGTTTCAAAGTTGTCCAAATAGAGATTCCCGCCGCGCTTCCACCACTCGTCAAACCGGGTGAAGTCCGGCAGATCAATGCCCCGCTCCTGGTCATACCAGTCCCGGATCAGGGAGTAGCAGTCGAGCACGCCATGGGCCCACTCGCGCCCAACCAAGGGAGCAACGTAGCCCTGAGGCTGCAACTCGATCCACTGACTGGCCGGGAAACTCACGATGAACCAGGGCAGTGCCGTGGCCTCGCATGCCACACGGTCAGCCTGACTGGGTTCGGCAGGCAAATTCGGGTGGGAGTGAAACACCCCCACGATCTCGCCAAGCTGGTCAGCGCGCACATAGTCCTCGGGGTGGATCACGAACTGATCCGTCCCCACGCCGATGTTGCGGCACGGGACATAGGTCTCACGGCCCTTGCGGATGACCAGCAGGCCACAGGCCTCGCGGGGAAACTCCCGCGCAGCGTGGGCCAGCGCCAGCGTCTGGTTAACTTCAAGCATCATCGGATCAACCCCGCTGCAGGAAACCCGCCGAAGGGCAGCTCGGCATTTGCCCCAAAGCGTTTCTGGCAGGAGATCAGGCGTTTGCCACAGGCGTCCTGCGCACGCGAGCTCACGGTCTCGTCATTGGCATTGAAGTACGCGGTGCCGCTGTAGCCGCACTCCGATCCACGGTACTGCCAAGGGCAGACGTTCTGCACGATCTGACGCCGGGGCAGCGACACCCCTTCCAGATCAAAGGCAGCGGCCAATTCGAACTCGACCACATCGCGGGTTTCTCGCGACTTTCGGTCAATGAAATACACATCGTCGGCAAACTCGGCTGAAGGGTCGGCCGTGGGGTTGGCGCCTGAGGCAAAGTTCACCGCATCCAGGTACTTCAAGAGCGTGCGCTTGCGGGTGACCTTGGCCCCCACCAGGTCCTGGTAGGACAGGATGAGCGCGGTGATACTGCCCGTGACGTTGGCCACCTTGAGCTTGGGGCGCGGCACCTGGCCGTTGCCGTTGAACTCGAAGCCTTCGGCCTGGATGGGGAACGGCTCATAGGTGTTGCCCTGCCAGACCACCTGGCGGCGCAGCTCGTTGGTTCCTGCATGAAACCGCACCACCCCCTCGTTGAAGAGAGCGAGGTCCAGTACAAAGAGCTCGATGACCGCACTCGGAGCCAGCTTCTGAATTTCTGAGGTGATCGATTGGCTGGTCATGACAGATCAAACACCTGCCGGAAAGTGGCGTGGATGTTTTCCAGATTGGGTTCTTCGATGCTGCGGCTCCATTCCTCGCAGAGGAACTTGCCCGCAATGCCGCTTGGGGTGGTCCAGTCAAAGGACTGCACCGCGCCCCGTGCGCGCAGAAAGTTGTCGATCGCAGCCGCGTCTGCCGTGGACTTGCCCCGAAACTCGAGCGACCAGACCTCGGGCTGGGTGTTGATACCGTAGGCCAGGCGCTGCTCGTACCCGTCCCCAAAGGAAACCTTGCGGACATTGGGTTTGACGGTGAGGGATGCCCCGATCGAGGCGATCCATGTGAATGTCGCCATACTGGCCTCTCAGTTCTTTTCCAATCAGCCCATCCTTCGAGGATCCAGCAGCCCTCCTGCTCTCTTCTGGTTGAGCAACTCCTGGCGCACCGCGCTGGAAATCGCCCTGCCCAGCTCCTTGCCCTCGCCCGCGTTGGTGGTCACCCCGCCCTCGACCACATTGACCGAGACGTTGAAGACATCCCCGCCCCCAGACGAGGTCTGGCTCATGGTCACCGGGATGGATCGGCCGTCTGGCAGCGGCACATAGGCCTCGGCCATGGAGCCCTCGCCAAAGACTGCGAGCTGCGGCGTGGTGGCCACCCCGCCACTGGCGTACGCCCTCAGCGGCAAAGGGCCCGAAGAGGTCATGACCCCGCCATCTGCAAAGCCGAACAGGCTGCCGAGTGCTTTGGCCATGGGCAGCGTGACCGCACGCTGGATCTGGATGCGGATCAGGTCCGAGATGATAGAGGTGGCCAGGGACTTGAAGTCCAGCTTGCCCGTCATCACGAAATTGGTGAGCGCATCGGTCATACCGTTGAACGCCTTGGTGGTCACCGCCTCCATCTGCTTGCCCACCTGCTCGGTTTCTTCACCGAGGGTGCGCAGTGCCTTGGCAAAGCCTGCGCCCGGGTCCGAGAGTTCCAAGGCACGCTGGCCCAGTAGCTTCGCGCCATCGGCAGCCTGTCGGGCCGCCTCTTCAATGCGCCGGAAAGATTCGGCCAACTTGTCGTTGCCCGGGGTGGCTTCCACCATTTCCCGGGCCTTGGCTGCAAAGTCAGCCAGCTCGTCCGCACTGGACTTGCGCGCAGCGGACAGGCGCCTCAGGGCATCAATCTCACTGATCGAACCGGTCTCGCGCAGGACCTTGATCTGCTCTTCCGTGGCGCGCAGTTGGCCCTGGCTCCTGGCCACCTGCTCCTGCAGGTCCTTGAGCGTTTCGCCGGGCAGCTTGATTTCCCGTTCGAGGTTGGACTGCTGGGCTTCGCGCTCAAGCTTTTCCCGGCGCAGGGTGATCTCCGAGAGCTTGTCCTGGAGCTTCAATTTGTCCTGGGTGGTCTTGGCCACGGTGGCCAGGCCCCGTTTCAGGATCGACTCTTCCTGCGCATACAGCTCGGCAAGCCGGTCCGTGAATTCCTGCTGAGCGTTCAGCCGTGCCTCGCTAGCTTCACGATAGCTGATGTAGCCCTGTCCCTCGTACAGATCGATGATCTTCTGTCGGTCCTTCAAGAGGCCCGTCTCGACATCCGTCAGCCCTTGCAGCTGCTTGATGTCGCTCTCGATCTTGGCCATGGCCGCAGCAGTGAGTGCGCCCGTGGCCGAGTTGTAGTTCAGTTTGGGCTTGGCCGCCTCACCTGCTGCTTCGGTCTCACCCCGGTTGATGGCATCGAACCGTTCCTTGACCGCATCCGCCAGCAGCGGCATCTTCCACAGGTCGACATAAGTCTGGTTGGCCTTCTCAACGATCGCATTGCGTTTTTCCAATGCGGTCCTGAGGGTGGCCTGGTTCTCCTCGGAGAACGGGTTCAGCCCCTTGCCACCGGCGAGGAATGTGCCCAGGAGTTCAATGTCAGCCCACACCGCCTCGAAGCTGCCCATGACCGCCTTGGCCATCTGGATCACACCGCGCAGCGCATCGATCACGATCGCAATGCCGTAGGCCGTGTCCTGCGCCCAGGTCTTGAGCGTGCCATCGTCGCGCAGCTTGACCATGGCGTCCGCCGTGTTGTGCGTGCCCAGCATCACGGCTTTGAGTTCACTGACCAGCTCTTCTAGCGCAGGCAGTGCCGCCGTCACGATGGTCTGTGCCACAAAATTGTGCTCAGCCCGCATCCGGCCCATGGCCTTGGAGGCTTTCTCGGCCGACTCGATTTCGGCTTCGGTGAGCCGGATGTTCAGATCCTGATTGGCGGCCAGGTCCTTGAGGAAGGGCAGCAGGCCTGCGCCGGACTTGCCGAACAGTTCGAGCGCAATGGCCGTCTTGCCCGCCCCGTCCTCAAAGTTCGAGAGCTTCAGAGCAATGTCGTTCATCACCTCCGCCGGATCGCGCAGGTTGCCCCCTGCATCCTTGGCCTTCACGCCCAGAAACTGCAGGGCCTGCGAGGCGCCTTTGGTCTCATCGTCCACCCCGGCCAGCCCCTTGGAGAGCTTGGTCAGGCCCACCCCGATCTGCTCCATGGCCACCCCTGAGATGGTGGCCACGGGTGCAAAGCCGGACAGCGCGGTGGCACTCGCCCCAGTCTGCTCAGCCAGGTCCTGCAGGGCGGCCACAGTTTCGAGCGTGTGCATGACCAGCTCTTTGAGCGCCCCCACCGATTCCACGCCAATGGCGATGGCAAAGGTGGTCTTGGCAACTTCGGCCACCTTCTCCAGGGAACCACGCATGGATTCGGCGTGGCGCTCCAGAAGCAGCGCACTCTTGCCAAGGTCTTCCCGGAAGTCGGCCGTTTCTGCAGCGAGTTTGACGACCAGGGAGCCGATATCAGCCATGTTGCTTGCCTACGTTATGCGCGAACTTTGTGCGCGAACATGGCCTTGAAACGGGCCACATTGAGCTGGGTTTCATCTTGAGGTTGTTGAGGTTTCGGCTTTTCGAGGAACGGCATGAAGTCCTCAGGCTTGAATGGCCCTGTATCCTTGGCCCGGTGGGCATTGGCAAAGGTGGAGGCCACCACACCACTCCTGTAATCAGCCCGATAGTCCCCAAAGGGCTCGAGCTGGTAGTACGCCATCCACTCGGTCAGCTCATCCGAGCCCATCGATGCGAGCATCCCGCGCACCGGCAGGCCTAAAGCCAGCGCCAGCCGGAACACAAAGCACCGCGAGGGATGGGCGATCAGGCGTTTTTTGCGGCGTCCACCTGATCGGCGCCAATGCCGTTCAGGCGCTGGGACACGGCAAAAACCCGGTCCAGCGCCTTTGCGCTCTTGCCGCCCAGGGCGGTGATGTCAGCGTCGCTGAAAAGACGGTTGCCGCTTTCATCACACAGGGTCAAGGACACCAGGCGGGCGCGGACGTTCTCAAGGCGGCCTTCCTTGCCAATGAGGCTGGCTTCGAAGGCATCGCGGTCGGTACCGGTCATGGTTCTCACCTGCACCTCGCCGCCCCACTCGGGCACGGGCACGGTTTCACGGGGCAGATCGTCAGATTGGAGGATTTGTTCACGGGTCAACATGGGTCTGTCTCCTTAAGCCTCGGTGATGTCGCCATCGATCTCGATGGTCACGGAGGCCTGCACCACCGCATCCACACCGCCTTGCACGCTGAAGTGCGTGACATAGCCGTAGAAAGTCCAGGTGGCGGGGTTGGTGTCGGTGAAAGTGATCTTGAACTGGCGACGCACGCGGTTGGCGCGGTCGGTTCTCAGGCCCTGATGGACCAGATCGTCGGGGTTGTAGTGCAGGGTCAGAGACAACTGACCCTCGTCACGCAGGCCCACACGCTTTTCCTTGGCGGTGGAGGCCAGATTGGTGACGTCGATCACGGCGGCCTGCCCACCAGGCCCCTGGAACGAGACCACGTTGGGGATGGTTTCAAAGGCGGTGGCGCCAAACCGGGCAATGGCAATGCCCTGCGCGGTGATTGCGGTGCTGCTCATGCATGCGCTCCTTGTTTCACGGTGAACCCACCGTCCGGTGGTAGGTGTAGTCCACGCTCACCCGGTACAGCCGGGCCTGATCTTCAAATTCGGACAGCCCCATACGCACATCGGCGACGGTGCTCTTGTCGGCCAAAAGCGCAGCCAGGACTTGGTCTTGCAGGTACAAGGCCTCCTGGTACGTTCTGGCATAGGTGTCGACCTGCACGCGCACGCGCTGCAAGCCATGCGGCCCATCAATGCCGAAGATGTGCTCCTGCACGATGGGCGTGTAGACGATGGCCGGGTACTGGGTGTTTTCTGCAGCGACGAGCGCGTAGACCTCACCACCGGCCAGATCCTTGATGGCATCAAAGAAGTCCTGCATGGTTATTTCCTGTACAGGTTCTTGGCTTCCTGCTCAATGCGCTCACTCAGCCGGTCCTTCATGGCCTGCGCCGCTTCGCGCCGCTTGGCCTCCAGGGCTGGCCGCAGGAATGGCCGCGCGCGCATCTTGCGAGTACCAAACTCCACGAAACGCCAGTACCAGGCATCTTGGGAGAGGTTGCCCTTCTTGCCTTGCTTGCGGAACTTCTTGCCGTGACGTACCGTCACGAAGAAGGTCTGGCGCGTGAGGCTGGAGAGTTCTGGGATCTGTTTCATGATCACCGAGCGCCTGAGCGTTCCGGGTGGCGGCTGATTGGGTCCCAGAACCTCGGCCGCCTTGGGCGCCCGCAGACGGGCCTCGTCGCGGATGACCTTGGCTCCGGCATAGACCGAGACGCGCAGGCCGTTCTTCGCCACCCGGTCGGGCAATTCGCGCAGGGCTTTGGCCAATTCAGCCAGGCCCTCGACCTTGAAGCGTTCGTGTTTAGCCATCGTCCAGACCCTCGCTGGCCAACAGGACGACCAGGACGCGTTTCTCGTCCTCGTTCAGGGCCGAATGGATGTTGAAGATCCGGGACCGGTAGAGCACCCGGTACTGAGCCACCTCCTGTGGGTTGTCAAAGATGCTCTGGTAACGCACCGTGATCTGGTGCGTGAGTTCGGCCGAGATGCGACTGGCAATCACGGCCTCGCGCCCAGACAGGGGCTGGATGTCGGCCCACACGGTGGCCACATCAATCCATGTACGGCTAGGTGCGCCCAGGCTGTCTTTCACGGTACTGGGGCGCTGGATCTTGATGCGGCGACCCAGCGTTCCGGCTCCGATCGGGTTCATATCAGGGGTACCTTGTAGGGATCGAGCAGGCCATCGATGAAGGGCAGCGGATCAATACGCCCTCGTGTCATCGATGCCACCTCCTCGCGGTGAACGTACAGAGAGCCCACGCGCAGCTTGATCCAGGTCTTGATGCCTTCGGGCACTGCCGAAGCATTGCCATACCCTGCATCAAAGATCACACTCACAGCCCCGATCTGAGGCAGGGCAATTGGCCAGATCTGGCCGAACACGGGCGTGATCCGGGCAGGTTCGCAGGCGCTATCGACGGTGTAGTTCGCCACTGGCATGACCTGCCAGGCGCCCGCCATGTCGAGATAGCGGATCTCCACCACCGAAGCCACAGGCGACTTGGGCAGCAAAACGGCATGCCCGGGCAGCGTGAAGGTCTGCCCTGCGGGCACACCCATGAGACTGGGTCCGGGAAAGCCGTCGAGCACCATCCGCCAGCGTGCGGTGACAAGTTGCCGGTTGGTGATGGTCTCAGCCGCCTGACGGGCCGCCGAGATCAGGATCTGAATCAGGCTGTCGTCGTCATCGAAGTCCACCCGCAGGTGGAGCTTGGCCTCGGCAAGCGAGATGGGCTCCCCTGCGGGCGGAGTGATCAACTGCATGGGCATGTGATTGCTCCACCCTCAGGTTCAGACCACCTGCGCGACCGCAGCCTGGTTGCTGGCGTCCCCCGGCGCAAAGCGGGGGTTAAAGCCCAGCACCTGCGCCGCAGTGAGGCTGGCCGCAACGGCCACGGTGAGCGACAGGCGCACATAGGCGAAGCCGTTAGTGACGTCCAGGTCGTCCGGGCGCAGGTTGATCAGGGCCTGCTTGTTGTCACCCGTGGCCTTGACGATCTGGGTGATGGCTTTGCCCGTCACGTCCTTGGCACCGGTGCCCGAAGCGTCGGTGGCCTGCTGGAGCTTGGCGTCCAGCGTGGCACCCGTGCCCAGGAGGCCGCTTTGCACGAGCGCCAGCAGGTTGTGGTGGTTGCCCGCCGAGATCCAGCCGGTGGTGACAGTGCCCACAGCCTGGCTGGCGGGATCGATGGTGGCCAGAACCGAGAACAGTTCGCTGCCTTTTGCATTGGGAAACATCAGAGTTCTCCTTAAGTGAATGGCGACGATCAGCGTGCGCCCAGTTGGACAAAGGGCGACATGGTCGTGCTGCCCTTGGCGGGGGAGATCGGCGCGGCGATCTTGGATTGGCCGTCCATGCGGAACGTGGTGCGGAAAGCCGTGAGGTCCGCATCGAAGTACAGGTGCATGGAGGTGGCCGTCTGCATGCCACCGGCCTTGGTGATGGTCTGGTAGTACGACAGGTCAGCCAGCAGCACGTCACCCGCAGAGCTGAAGGTGTTGGCGTGTTGCGAGACGAAGACCGGACGACCCAGCAAGGTGCCGTAGGGCGAGACCTGGATGCCACCCGGGTTCATGCCCGTGGGCAGGTAGATCGGGTAGTTGCCCAGCGTCAGCGTGAACAAGGCGGGCAGCACGTCGTTGTTGACGATCCACACGGCCTTGCCAAAGGAGCCCGGCGGCAGACGCGAGATCATCTTGGCCAGGTTCTGTGCCAAGAGGGTCTGCGTGGTCTGTCCCGATTCCTTGGCCACCGTCACCGTGGTGGCATTGGTCATGCACCCCACTGGCAGGCCCGTGCCAGAGCCAAACAGGATCGACTCGTTAGTCTTCCAACGAATGGAGGTGGCGATCTTGTCGGGAAGGTAGGTCGACAGCGCATTGGTGTCGTCCAACAGTTCGTCCGTCACAGGCACCAGAGCCATCAGCTTTTTGAGGCGCAGAGTCGAAAGACCCAGGACTGGCTTGGTACCCACGGCCGATGCGGCTTCACCTTGCCAGTAGGCTCGGATGCCGTTGGTACCCCAGGGCGTGGTCTCGTCCTTGGGGAAGGCCATGGTGTTACCCGTGATCTCCACGTTGTCTGTCATGGGCAGCAGGGAATCCTCGCCCAGCGAGAGCTGGAAGATTTCCTGGGCGAACTGGGGAGGCACGAGGAAACCGCCATCCTGCGCCGAGCCTTCGTTGCCGAAGCTGGCCGGTGCCACAGCACCACGGTTCATGCCAATCAGCAGTCTGTCATCGATCGAGGAACCGGGGTTTTGCGCATGGCGGACGGTTTTGAGGAACTCGCCAACGCTTTTGAAGCCATGCTTGGGATCGGATTCGGCGTTGCTGACCACCGTGATCACCGAGGCATTAGGCAGTTGGGCTGCGTGGCCCATCTGCGCTTCCTCGGCAATCAAGGCCGCTTCACGGTCGATCGCGGCCGAGGTGGCTTCGATCCTGGCTTTGAGGGCTTCAAAAGCACTGACCTCTTCTTCGTTCATGTCGCGCTGCTCAGCGGCAGCGATATCGGTCAGGGCGCGTGCGTCCTTGACCAGGGTGGCTTTGCGGGCTTGCAGCTCGCGCAGTTGCTTGCTCATGGGTTTGACTCCAGAAATGAAAAACCGCCTGGTCGGAATGACTCAAGGCGGCGACAGGGATGACGACCAACGGGTCGCAGGAAGGCGCAACCCTCAACGGAGGGCTGCTAAATGAAATGGATCAGATCAGCGCAAGAGCGTCACGGGCCTGTTTCAGGCGGGACTGACTGCGTGGCTTGGTGCTTCGCACGCTGACCTGCATCTTGGCCAGCACATCGTCAAAGGTGGCAATGCCGTCGACCATTCCAGCGGCCAGTGCGGCGTCAGCGCCAAGCACCCGGCCTTCGCCCATGCCCGAGCGCACATCGTTTGCCGAGACACCACGGCCTTTGGCCACGGCTTCGATGAAGGCGTTGTAGTAGTCATCCACTCGGGACTGCATGAAAGCCTGCGCCTGCTCATCGAGCGGAACATACGGGTTGCCCTCAACCTTGAACTTGCCAGCAGAGATCAGGGTGGGCTTGACCCCCTCCTCTTCCAGCGCCTTCGAGTAATCAAAGTGGGCCTGCCACACGCCAATCGAGCCCACCTCGCCACCCGGAGTGACGTAGAACTCGCTGGCTGAGCAGCCGATCCAGTAAGCGGCTGAGGCCGCCAGGCTGTTGGCCACAGCAATGACCGGCTTCTGGGCACGGGCCTTGACGATTTCGCTGGCCAGTTCGGCCACGCCATAGACGCTGCCGCCGGGGCTGTCGATGTCGATCAGGATCTGACCCACCTTGTCATCGGCCAGCATCTGGCGCAGGACCGAAGTGAACTGCTGGGTGCTGGTGCTGCCCGGCCCCGAAATGTCGTCGACCATGTTGCCGCGCTGCGTGACCACCCCGTACAGGGGCAGCACCGCGATGCCGGTGCCCGTGCTGGCGGCTGCCATTTGTTTGCGGGTGTCTCGCAGCACGCGGTCGGTGTTGACCTGAAACAGGGTCTCGTCGCTGGGCGGCTCGCCTGCAGACCAGCGCGTCAGGATGCCGGACATAGCCTGCAAACGCTCGGGCATCAGCGCCCAGGGCGTGGTCAGAAATTCAGAGAGCAGGAGTTGTTTGTTCATGTGTTCATTCCAAGTTGAATCAGGGAAGCGGCCAGTGCGTCTTCCTCAAAGGGCTGTGTTTGCTGCTGCGCCCAGGCACTGACCTGACAGGCTTGCAGTGCGAAGGCCTGCGCAATCAGGTCGGTTTCGTTGACTCCCAGGGAGCCCTTTTTGGCAATGCGCCGGGCAAGCCGATCTGCGTTGGACTGCACCAGCCTGCGAAAGCGCAGGCTCGTTTCCTGATCGGCGGGAGCGATTTCTTCATCGGCAGGCGCCGGATCCGTGGATTCGGACTCCTGTTCGGCCTCTTCGGCATCCTCTTCCTCGACCATGTTCAGGGGCCGCAGAGGTTGGTCCAGGCCTTGCAGCGGGTTGAGGTTTTCTGCAATCCGTGCCTCGTTGCGGGTGAGCCAGCCGTTTTGGATGCCGCTTTGGTAGTAGGCCGAGCGACTGGCTGCATCGCCGCGCATCAGGTTGGCAAAGTCGAACTCGACTTCCAGCTGATCGCCGTCAAGCATCAAGTCCGCTTCGATCGAGGCCTCCCAGCGTTCGGCCCAGGGCGTCATGGTGTGCATGACAAATTCCAAACTCTGCTGCTCGATGTTCGAGAACGTAGCGCGATCTAAATCAGCAATCATGTGCGGTGGCACACGGAACAATCGGGCAATGTCTGTTATCTGGAACTTGCGCAGCTCCAGAAACTGGGCGTCCTTGTTCGTGACCCCCACCTCATGGAACTTCATGCCGTTTTCCAATACGAGCACCTTGCCCCGGTTGGAGCCGGATTGCGCCGCCTGATAGGAATCCCTGAACACCCGCTTGGCCTCAGGGTCCTTGAAGTTGCCCGGAAACTCGATCCAGCCGCCCGTGGGTTTGGCATCGTTCGTGAAGAACCGCGCCCCATAGTCCTGGGCGGCCAGGGCCATGCCCAGACTCTCCCGGGCCAGTTCGATCGGGCTCATGCCCATCAGACCGTCCGACGAGAGCCCCCGCAGGTGCCAGATCTGCCCGCGCGGGAATACCGTTTCATCCCCGTTTTGCATGCGCACCCGGTAGCGGAAGTCACCGCTGTCCATGACCTCCATTCGCACCCGATCGGGGTGGATGGGCATGAGCTCAGTGATTTGCCCTTTAGGGTTGGCGATGATCTGGCAGAAAGCATTGCCCCTCAGGGCCAGATGCCCCTGCAGCATCTCGCGCCACTCAAAGGGGTTCTGGAACCGGTTGGGCTTGCGGGCCAGCAAGCTATAGAGCCAGTGATCGGTCACCCGGTCCTTGCCTCCGTCCTTGCGCTGGCGGTACACCACCACCGGAAGAGACGCCATGGTCTCCGACAGGATGCGCACGCAGGCGTATACCGCTGCGAGCCGCAACGCTCCATCAGGCGAGACGCGCATGCCGGAGGCGCTGCGCACCGACACCGGCTCAAAGAAGAAGTCTCCCCAGGGGGAGCGGTCACTGCTTGAGGCTCTGAATCGATCGATGAATGTGAAAAGTCCCATTGCCTCAGAGCACCATCAACTCATAGTCGGATCCCAGCACCACCGAGTCGCCCGGTTTGATCGCCCTTGAAAGAGCCATGATCAGTGCCACGATGCCGTCTATCTTGTTTTCTGCTCGCTCCTTGCGTGGATAGATGTTGTCTTTGACGTCCGTGTGAGCCACCACGTTGCTGGCCATCCAGGCCAATACCGGGTCACCGTCATGGACGAGCTTCTTTTGCAGGACCAGGGCTTCAAGCGTCTTCATCGGTTCGCTGAAATTGAGTACCGTGGGACGCACCTCTATCATGGGCAGGCCCTCGGAGAGCATCCGGGTGGAAAGCTGTGTGGCCTGAAACGGATCGAAGGCCACGGCCTCCACGGAAAACCGGGACGCGATGTCCAGCAGATCGGCCTCGATCCAGCTGAAGTCGATCACGTTGCCCGGCGTCACAGACAGGCGTCCGGTGTGCGCCCAGCCCTCGTACTGGCTGTTGCCCGCAGCCTGGACCGTGTCTTCGGGCAGGTAGTACTTGCCAAACACGGCATATGCGTCGGGTGTGTCAGGGTGCTGAAACACCATGACCAGCGCCGCAATGTCCGTCTTGCTGGCCAGGTCCAGGCCCACCCAACAGGGTTGCCCGAGAAACTGGTCCAACTCCAGATCTGGGTTGGTCCCCGCGTCCCAGGCTCGCATGTCCATCCAGGCCTTGTCCGCGCTCACCCATTCATTGAGGTGCTTGGTCTTGAAGTTGTTGACCGCGCTGGGCAACTGCATGGCCTTGGCCTGCAGGGGCACCAGGATCTCCTCGCGCACCGAGATGCCCCAGTTGGGGTTGGCCTTGATGAGGGAGTCCTTGATCGTCCAGTCGTCCCCTTCATCGAGGCCGTAAATGATCCCGAACTGAGAGTCATCCTCGAACACCCGGTTAAGGAGCTTGGTGACAAAGCTCCTGACCTCGTAGCAAATTCCTGAGCGGTTGCTGCCAGCAGTAGTGATCACCCACAGCAGCGAGTTGTCCCGCTTGCCGGTACCGGTCTCCACCACGTCATAGACCGTTCGGGTCTTGTGGGCGTGCAGCTCGTCAATGCATCCGAAGTGGATGTTCAGGCCGTCCAGCGTCGAGCCCTCAGCCGAGAGCGCTTCGAACTTTGAGCCCGTCTGCAGCACATGCATGTTGTGCGCCCCGACATTCACCGCAAACCGGTTCCGAAATCCCGGGCTCAGGCGCGCCATGGTCTGAGCATCGCCAAAGACGATGCGGGCCTGATCGCGGGTGGTGGCCAGTGAGTACACCTCGGCGCCGCCCTCTCGGTCGGCCGCGAGCATGTACAGACCCACCGCCGAGGACAGCGTCGACTTGGCATTGCCCCGTGGCACCTCGATGTAGGACCGCCTGAAACGGCGCTTGCCGTCCGATTTGACCCATCCGAATACCGTGGACAGGATGAACACCTGCCAGGGCTCCAGAACGATCATCTGACTGGCCAGTGGCCCTTTGACGTGAGGCAGGCGCTCAATAAAAGCGCACAAGTTGTCGGCTGGTCTGTAAGGCCTGCCGTACCGGTCAAGCAGCTCCGGGTTGAACTGGTAGATGCTGCTCTTTCGTTTGAAGCGGATCAGGTCATCAAGTTGACGCTTGCAGGCCTTCTGAACCCACTCGCAGGTCAGGATCTCTCCCGATACGACGCGCTGTGCATATTGTTTTGCGCTCGCGGCATATCCACTCATCGTTTGCTCTCGGTCTTACCCAACAATGTCCTCCCAAAGATCGAGCTCTTCGCCCGGTCGCTCGTTTGGAATGGAGATGCGCGAACGCGATGCAGGCGTGAACCCCATCTCGATCGCAGCCTTGGTCATGATCTGTGCCTGCTTGTTGGCAATGGCCAGATACGGCGACTGCATGGGCACACCGCTGTGGGGGGCCTTCACCAAGAGCCCCGTTTTGCCGATACCCGCCTGGGCCTGTCGGTACAGGTCTGCCGCGCAGGCCCAGATTTCAAGTACGGACATGTCCAGCTTGCGAATCAGGGTGGGCGGTGCGCATTCAAGCGCGTAGCGCCAGGCAGCCTTGGCACCCTCAGGCATGTAGTCCGGAGGCTCGACCAGCAAGCCCTCTGGGACGGGCTCGTGGTAATTGGTCCGGCATGGCTGCAAGGTCCCCTTGATCTGCTTGACTTGAGTCGGCAGTGGCTTGCGTCCGCCCATAAATCACCCGCTTGGTTTGATGTTCATTTGATGCACGGCCTTTGCTGCGCAGAGTCTTTGGAAAAGGGGATACCCCCCCTTGTTCAATTTGCACGCACAAAAATTTGCGCAAGCCCACGCATCTCGCTCGCCAGTCTGTAGAGATTCAGACCCCCTACCCCTCAGGACGGGGCCTGGTTACGCAGGGATGCCGTCTCTGAGGCGGTCTTCGCGTTGTGACAGGGCACGCACAGGCTTTGCAGGTTCGCTCGCTCAAAGCGCTCACCGCCTTGCTTGACCGGAACGATGTGATCAACCACCTTGGCGGGCTGCAGCACGCCCTTGGCCTGGCACCTGCAACAAAGCGGGTTATCCCGTAACACCGCTGCACGTGTGTTGCGCCACCTGGCCGATTGATAGAAGCCCAGCTCGGTGTCGAAGCCACGCCGCGCACGCCCGTACTCACGGTGCACTTGGGGCTGGTGATGGGTGCAGTAGCCGGGCGTCTGCAGCACCTGCGCGCAACCCGGATATCTGCATGGAGTGGGCGCACTTCGCGGCATCTCAATCGTCTTTCAAGGAATAAGCGACAGCTTGAAAAATTGACTTGGCTTCATCTTGAATCAGAGCGTCAATCCATCACATCGGAAAGACGAAAGGAACAAACCGATGAAGCAAGACAAGAACCTCAACAAGCTTTTTGAGCAGATCGCTCTGAAGCATTTTTTTATCGAAACGCTGGAGACACAGCACCGCGATCGCCTGGACTTCCACGACGTCTCTGTCTGGGCCGTCAAGAGCGCACTGGAGGCTGCTTACGCCGCAGGCCACGCTGCCGCCACTGCAACAGCACAAAACAAATCAACAACATCGAAAGGCAAGCAATGAAACTCACGGACACCCAACGCGCGCTGCTCGAAGCCGCTGCACAGCATCCTCAAAAGAAACTGACCCACTTCCCCGACACCCTCAAGGGTGGTGCACGCATCAAAGTGCTAACAGCCATGCGCAACGCACAGCTGATTGAGTCCAGCAAAACTGATCCCGAGGTGTACGTGGCAACACAAGCCGGTCTGCAAGCGATCGGCATCCAGACAACGCGCAGCACGCGCGAAGGCACCAAGCAAGCCGTGCTGATCGAGTTGCTCAAGCGCCCTGAAGGCGCCACCCTGGCCCAAATGACTGAGGCCACGGGCTGGCAGGTGCACACCGTGCGCGGAGCGATGGCAGGCGCCTTGAAGAAAAAGCTGGGCCTGGAGATCACCTCAGAAAAGCAGACCGGCACAGACCGCGTTTACCGCACCACCACCACAACCGTTTGAGGACCTCATGAACCCGATCACTATCACCATCGAATCCAAGCCCACGACCATCAACTTCGATGGCCGCGAATTGCAGGTTCAAAAGCTCAGCATCCCGCTGCCCTTTGGCCGCAAGCCTACAGACATCTCCGACATTGCCGCTTGCGGCGTCGAGGCGGTCTACGTGACCGAGATCCGGGAGATGGACCCCGAAGAATTTGATGGCTTCAAATTGAACCTGGGCAAGTCTCGCGACTGGCTCAAGGGCAAGGGAGGCGATTACTGGGATGGCCGGTTGTGCGTGATGGTGCACGCACCTGGTCGCCCCTACTTGTTCATCGATCCATCCGGAGGAGACAGCGTTCGCTACCTCGCGCGTCTGGGCTGATCAGTCACAAATAAGCAACTGATCAGAAAGATTGCATGAAACGCTTTACTTCTCACGCAGGTAGAGCAATGGAATGGACTCCTCCGCCCCGAAAGGGTTACGGTAGTGGCTCTATCACCAACCAGGAGACTCAGATGAAACAAATCGCTGTGATCGGGATCGATCTTGCCAAGAATGTTTTTCAAGT